TCAGCCGTCTCTGCCTATGGGGCAGTTGCGGCATTCACCACAGTTTCCACCAAGTCCCTCGACCAGTTCCCTCATCGCTGTGCTTGCTGCGGTGCGGGGGTGCAACTGCCGGGGGATCACGCAGACGATCCCTTTGTCGGTCTTGAGGGCCTGTCCTTTGAAGTTGGGCCCGTAGTCGACTATGAGCGCGTCCTGATACAGCATGGCTCCCCCTACTGTCCGGCACTGACGGGAGCCTCCAAGGGCGTAGTCAAACTCTGCCACGGAGTGACCCAGTTGAGGTCATCTATGGCCAAGTTACGTGCGGGATTTTTGGTAACAGTGGGGTAAACGCCAAAGGTTGTATGGCGGGCAGGTCTTTTTGCTTCAGAGCATCCCGTTGGCGCGCAGATCCTTTACGACCTTGTCGGCCAGCTTTTTGATCTCGTCCGACGTGAGGCCGCCAGCTGTCGCGATCGCGGCGAGCTTCACCACGTTGCGGGCTTCTTCCTCGAAGACCTCCGGCGGGAGCTTGGAGATCATCACGCCCGGGTCGCCCTCCGAGGGGGAGCTCTCGATGGGCTCGTCTCCGCGGAGGATGGCGAGGCAGCCGCCGGGCGCCCACTGGAGCAGTCCGTCGATCTTCTTGTAGTTCGTGGGGCGGATGGCTTCCCCTCGTTCGACCCGCTGCCAGGTGCCTTTGGATGTGCCGGCGGCCTTGGCGTTCTTGTCGTTGAGGGCAAGCCCAAGATCGAGGCGGCGCTTGCGCGCGGCCGTCGCGAGGCGGTCTAGGTCACGGGGTGCCATGCCCTCATCTTGGCAGGACCGAGCGGGACCAGCCAGGACTGAGCCTCGATTGGGCTCAAAGTAATCCACACGTAACCCCAGGTCAGAGGGCATCTAGGGCTAAGTGCTGTCCATTGGTGGGTAAGTAGTGGGCATGTATGGCTAGACGACGTGGGCAACTATGGGTAAGTTCTACTCATGCACCAACCCCCAACCACTTTCGAAGTGGACGGGGCGGCCATATGCACCAAGCGCATGCAAGCGGGGATCGAAGTCCAGCAGCTCGCCAACCAGGTCGGCTGCACCGCCAGCTACCTGCGAAAGCTCGAAAGAGGCACCCGCTCCCGCATGAGCCCAAGCAAGTACGTCCGCCTCCGCACCGCTCTCAAAGCGACTGACGACGATCTCCTCGCCCCCACCGAGGACCGAACAGAAAGGAACCAGACGTGATGACCACCAGGGCCACCGACCAAGCAGAGCAGCCGGCTGACCTGAACGCCCCCTACTTCAACATCCGCGAAGCCGCCTGGGTAATGCGCATCAGCGTGAAGACCCTTCGCCGCCGCATCACAGCCGGGCGTATCAGTGTCAGCCGTGACACCGAGGGCGGGCGGATCACCGTCAGCCGCGAGGCGATCGACCAGTACTTCCGGGCGATGCAGGTGCACTCAGTGTCGACCGCACGGTCCGGCCGTCCGCGCCAGCACGCCGCCGCTGCCTGAGCAGCTGTGAGGCCGCCCCCGTAACGACCAAGTCCGGGAACGGCCTCGTGATCCACCCGTCATCCTCCGCGAACAGAGAGGTGGACCGATGTCCATCCAACCATTCCAGAGCACCCCGCTGGTGTTCACCTTCCCGGAGACCGCGCAGCACGTGCGGTCCGTGATGATCGACGGCGAACCGTGGTGGCTCGCCCGTGACGTCGCCGATGTCCTCGAACTCGGCAACATGCACAGCTCACTCGCCCTCCTCGACGAGGACGAGAAGGGGGTCCACAGTGTGGAGACCCCTGGTGGCGCCCAGCAGGCGGCCATCATCAACGAGCCGGGCCTGTACTCCCTGATCCTCCGCTCGCGGAAGCCACAGGCGAAGGCGTTCAAGCGCTGGATCACCCACGAGGTCATCCCCTCCATCCGACGGACCGGCTCGTACTCCGCAGCTCCCCGCGAGATGACGAAGCTGGAGGCCCTCCAGGCCGCGATCGAGTCGGAGCAAGGCCGTCTCGCTGCTGAGGCTCGGGTGAAGGAGCTGGAGCCGGCCGCGAGCTCGTGGCAGAAGCTGGCCTCCGGAGATGGCGACCTCTCGGTGGCGGACGCCGCGAAGATCCTGTCCCGCGATCCGTCGATTGAGACGGGCAGGAACCGGCTGTTCGGGATCTTGCACGAACTCGACTGGGCCTACGTCCAGAACGCCGACCACCGGTACCGAGCCAAGCAGTACGCGGTGGAGCGCCGCTGGCTTTCGGAGCTCCCGCAGTCCTACACCCACCCGCAGACCGGTGAGTTGACGCTCGGTGCCCCCCAGGTGCGGGTGACGGTGAAGGGCTTGCACGAGCTCCACAAGCGGCTCGGCGGCACCCGACCCGTGCAGATGCCCTCCGCCCCGTCGCAGCGTGAGGCAGGTGCCCTGTGAGCGCCGCCGAGTTCAACCACCTCTACCCGGTCGGCACCCCGGTGCTCGCCTACCCGGGCATCCGCCCGGAGGACGGCCCGGACGACGACACGCTGATCACCCGCACCCGCACCGAAGCCCGAGTTTCCGGCAGCGGCGACGACGTCATCTGGGTTGAAGGGCACGGCGCGTACATCTCCCTCACGCACGTCGACCCGGTCTCCGGGGAGCAGTGGCGACAGGCCCGGATCGATCGGGACGAGACCACATCGGCACGACGTGCGGCCCTGCTCGACGCCGTCCGCACCCGCCCCACTGGGTGGAAGCCGGAGCGTGCGGCCTTCGCGTTGAAGCGTCTCGGCTTCGGCTGGGTCAGTGAACGCACGGCCCGGGCGGACCTTGAGGCCCTGGTTGCCGACGGGCATCTGGCCCCTGTCACCGAGGTGGTCATCCGGCACTACGACCTGACGGGCGGTGCGTCGTGACTGCCGCCGACCTGTCCCGTGTGGACGTCCTCGCATCCCAGTTGACGGCGGAGATCCTCACCCGCCGCGCCGCCCGGCGTGTCGAGCCGCAGCTCCCGGAGTGCTTCCACTGCGGCAGCCGCACCGGCCCGTGGGTTCCGGACCCGTCCGGCGCCCGCTGGCCTTCCGGGGCCCAGGTCATGGAGTGCAGGGACCGGTGCACCGCTGCCGACCCGGACCGCCACTCCCTCGACCTCGACATCGACCGTGCCGCCGCCCTCGTCGTGGCTGCCCACCCCGAGGCGTGCGCCACGGAAGCCGACTACCCCGGCTGGCCTGCACAGGTCGCCGAGCTCATCGCCCGCAGCAAGAACAGCCGGAGGACCCGATGAACGCCCACACCAAGCTCCTCCTCGCCCTCCTGGAGCCCGCTGCTCAGGGCGCCCCCGGTTCCCCGGCAGGCCGCTTCGACTTCGCGACCCGAGTTCGTGCCGACGCCGTCGAGGCGGCGCATGAAGCGCTGGCGGAGTCGGCCAGCGTGGACCCGGAGGATCACCGCGCGGTCGCCCGGTCGAAGGCTGGTCTCGCCGCCGCCCTCGGCTGGGTGCTGCGGGCGATCGACGAGGATGCCAACTCCCGGGACCGGGCGGCCGACGTCCCGAACGAGGTCGCCGCCGAGGACGGGTACCGACGCCCGGTCGGCGTCCCGTTCCAGCGCGAGTCCGTCCAGCACGGGGCGGAGGCGGCATGAACGTCATCGCCTACCCGGAGATCCGGTTCGAGGACCCGCCGGAGACCTGCCGCGACCCGCGTAGCCGGCCTCACTTCGAGATCGCGAAGGCCCTGCGGGAAAGGTCGGGGGAGTGGGGGATCGTCGCAACGGCCACCACGATCCAGGCCGCCCGGACTCTGGCCAGCCAGATCCGTAACGCTTCTCTCGCCGCTTACGACTGGCGTTCGTTCGACGCTGTGGCCAGCACCGTGGGCGACGAGCACCGTGTCTACGCCCGGCACACCGGCGGTGCGGCATGACCCCCCGCACGGAGACGGTGACCGTCTCCCACCTCCTGTGCGACGACGCCCCGCCCGTCATCACCGGCCCGGTCGCCGCCACCCTCGTCCGGTCGCTGAACCTCATCAACCGCCCCCGAGACCTGAAGGCCGAGCGGGACTACCAGGACAGCGTCACCTCCGGGTACGTCACCCTCCCCGCCGGGTGCTCCATCTCCGGGCCGGAGCCGACTGCGGACGAACTGAACCGCCTGTGGGCCGACTTGGCGCCCAACCCGTGAACGTCACCGCCACCGTCATCGGCGTCATGTTCGGCCTGATGGCGGTGGCCCCCAGCCTCTGGACCCGGAAGGGCACGTCATGAGTCTCACCCACCCGAGCGGTAAGCACCGTGCGGACGACCGAATAGACGACCTCGCCGCCCAGGTCCGCAAGCTCGGCGCCCGGGTTCGCGAGCTGGAAGCCGACAACGAATCCCTGACCCGCGAACTGACCCGCACCCTGCTGCGCGGCATGCAGGACGCCACCGCCCTCGCCGAACAGCGCACCACCAACCAGGAACTCATCACCCGGGTAAAGGAACTCAGCAACCGGGTGATCCGGGACGGGGCGGAGAAGGAGCGCCTCCGCCAGGCCGTCATCAACGCCCGGCCCCGGATCACCGAGGTCGTGCAGCGCTTGGACCGGCCCTACGTGTCCCACGTGCAGGTCCCGTACCCGGTGCCGGTTCAGCCGGCCGACACGACCAACGAGCAGACGCAGGCAATCCCGCTGATCTATCTCCCGGAGTCGATTCTCCGGGACGACGCGGACGAAGCCGCCTGAGACCCGCCGGGCCGCGCGGATGACACCGGTCGCCGGCCCGGCGGCACCAACCACCCCAGAGAAGGACGCCATGGAATCCACCACCGCACAGGAGGTCGTGACCCACGAGGTCATCGCCCGCCAGCACGCAACACCCGTCCTCGTCCAGGCCATCGAGCCCCAGCCCGGCCTGTTCGTGTACCGGCAGCCCGCCGAGCTCCTCAAGAAGGGCGACCGGTACGTGTGGAGGCTCGGCCACCACTCCGGCTACCAGATCGCGAAGTTCGAGTCCCCCGGCGACGCCGACGACGCGGCGTGGGCGATCCGAGACATCACCGACTGGACCCGCCCTGTCGACGAGATCAGGGCCGACACCGACGGCGGGGCCGTCAAGGACGCCCTGGTCCAGTCGCCCGGGATCTTCCTCAACTCCCACCCCGACGCCACCTGACCCGCCTCACACGGACGCCCCCGCCGAGGCAAGCGGCGGGGGCACCCAACCCCATCATCCCAGGAGGAACCCATGCCCGAGAAGCCGTACACCGACGAAGACCTTCGCGCCGAAGCCGCCCGGCAGCTGGCCGACGCCGAACTTCCCGAACTGGAGACCGTCGGCGAGCAGATGCGGAACGCCGACATCGCAAGCCGGTCCCACTGGAACCGCGACGCGTGGTGGCACTCGCTGTCGGACACCGACCGCGAGACCGCTCAGACCGCGATCCACGGCCTCATCGAGGGTGCCGCCGACGTGTCCGAGTGGGCGGTGAACCTCGGCGCGGACGGGTTGGAGCCGGTCGGCCTGAACCTCAACATCAACGACTCCAGCGGCGAGCACCGTGTCCGTCTTCACTTCGCGTTCGCCCCCGACATGGACAAGGCGATCCGCCAGGAGGTCATGGACCTCGTCGCTGACGCGATCCGCCGCACCTGACCCACTTCCCGGCAGGCGTCCGAGCCCGGCTCCGTCTGCCCGCTGCGGGCCGCCAACCCCACCGGCGGCCCGCAGTAACCCACCCAGGAGAACCACATGATCGCCTGCGTCCGCTGCGACGACACCAACGGCCCCTTCAGCCGCGAACCCGAAGGCCCCGTCTGCGAGACCTGCCTCAACGAACAGGACGGTCAGCGATGACCACCACCCTCGAACCCCCGGTCACCGCACCCGTCGTCATCGACGGCATGACCGCCGAGGACTACCACGCCGACAAGACGTCCATCTCCTCGTCCGGGCTCCGCGCCCTCCTCAACCCCGGCTGCCCCGCTCAGTTCAAGTACGACCGCGACCACCAGCAGCCCCCCAAGCGGGAGTTCGACCTCGGCAACGCCGTCCACACCAAGGTGCTCGGCGAGGGCCACGACATCGTCGAGATCGACTACCCGAACTACCTCAAGGCCGACGCCCGCGCCGCACGCGACGAGGCCTACGCCGCGGGCAAGGTCCCGCTCCTCCCCAAGGAGAAGGCCCAAGTCGACGCCATGGAGCAGGCCGTCCGCGAGCACCCGCTCGCCGGCCCGCTCTTCACCCCCGGCACCGGCATCGCGGAGCGCTCCATCTACTGGACCGACCCCGACACCGGAATCCGCTGCCGAGTCCGACCGGACTGGCTGAAGCAGCTCCCCGGCACCACCCTCTGCGTCGACCTCAAGACCATCAAGGACGCCGCCCCGGACACGATCTCCCGCGCCATCCGGGACCACAACTACCACCAGCAGGACCCGCTCTACATCGACGGCATCGAGGCCGCCGGGCTCGCCCCCGAGGGGTGCCGGTTCATCTTCGTCTTCGTCTCGAAGATCGCCCCCTACCTGATCACCGTGCGGGAGCTCGTCGACCAGGACCGCGACATCGGGCGGGCCCGCAACCAGCGCGCCCTCCGCATCTACGCCGAGTGCGAGTCCACCGGCATCTGGCCCGACTGGACCGGCCCCGTCACCGAAATCCCCCGGATCGGCATGCCGAGCTGGGACACCCTCCGACAGGCAGAGGAATACCTGCGATGAGTAACGAGATCGCCACCCGCGACGAGCAGAACGCCGTCGCCACCCAGCAGCCCAACACCCTCCCCGCCCCGGCGCCGACCGAGGGCACCAACGCCCTCATGGCCTGGGCGCAGGAAGCCAGCCTCGCCTACGACATGGCGCAGAAGCTCGCCGTCACCTCCTTCGTCCCCCAGTCCCTGCGGGGCAAGCCCGGTGACATCGCCGCGGCGATTTTGGCCGGCTCCGAGCTCGGCCTGAAGCCGATGGCCACCCTCAAGTCGATCGACATCATCCAGGGCACTCCCGCTCTCCGAGCCCACGCCATGCGCGCCGTCATCCAGCGGCAGGGCCATGAGATCGAGCTCGTCGAGTCCACTGACGAGCAGTGCCGGATGCGGGGCCGCCGCAAGAACTCGGAGACCTGGCAGGAAGTCCTGTGGGACATCCCCCGGGCTCAGCGCCTCGGTCTCCTCACGAAGGACCAGTGGAAGAAGCAGCCGAAGGCCATGCTCGTCGCCCGCGCCACGGGCGAGCTGTGCCGACTGATCGCCTCCGACGCCCTGCACGGCATGGCCTACGTGTCCGAGGAGCTCGAAGGCACGGTCCACGGCGAGATCGCCCAGCCCCGTGCCCCGCTGAGCGTCGCCGCCCTCACCGCCCCGGCAGCCCCCGCACCCACGCCCGAGCCGGCCCCGGCCGCCGAGGCGACGCACCAGGTCACCCGCGACGACCAGGCGCCGATAGACGGGATCTGGGACGCCGAAGCCGCCGAGGACTCCACCGACTGGCCCGAGACCGCCCAGCCCGGCTCCGGCAAGTAGCCCGCACACAGCAGGCCGCCCCCGCGGGCAGTGCGGGGGCGGCCCACCGGAAGGAAACCACAGATGACCGCCGAACAGACCACCACCGTCCCGCTGGAACTCCTCACCACCCTCCTCGAACGGTGGGAGGAAGTCGCCGACAGCTACAAGCCCAGCGGAAGCGCGCACGCCGACCTGGAGGAGCGGTACAGCAACTACCGGTACGTGCAGCTGCGGGCGATCCGGAACCTGCGACAGGTCCTCGACACGGGCACGATGCCGTGCGAGCTGGCGACCGAGGAAGAGCAGCGGCGGGGCGACTGCGGGCAGGTCCACGCCCCCGAGCCGGCCGACACCGCGGAGGACCCGTTCGCAGCGGCGGAGAAGGCCTTCGCCCGCGAGCCGTGGGGCCCCGGCGTCACCCGTGACCAGGCCATGGCCAACGTCGTCACTCTTCACCTCGCCGAAGCACTGCTCGACGGCAAGAGCGAAGAGGTCCGCACCTGGGCCCGAGGTCTCGCCCACGAGCTGAAGCGCGAACGCATCGACCTGATCGACGACATCGGCCGCCACATGCAGCGCATGGCCCTTGGCGGGCCTACCAACGAGATCCCGTTCTAGCCCACCCGCAGCCGGGGCAGCCCCGTACCCGAAATACGGGGCTGCCCCGCCGCCAGCACATCACACGGAAGGAAGCGCGTCATGGCATCCCGCTGGTACCCGCGTCAGACCACGAAGCGTGGCGGCATCAACCCGCCCGTCACCAAGTGGAATCGCATCGGCGAGTCCTCCACCGCGTCCCGCCGCTACCAGGACCGCGTCCACGAGAAGCTCGCCATCGCCGGATACGTCCAGCTCACCCCCGGCGTCATCTTCATCTATGAGCGGGCACCGTGGCGCATCATCGAGATCATCGACCGGCTCCAGGACTGGGACGACGAGCGCGAAACCATGTTCGCCGGGCGTCTCCGTGCCTGGGAGAAGAACCCCAGCGGCGACAAGCCCGAGCGGGCCACATGGTCCTTGCGCCCCTTCGTTGTCGTCGCCGTCCCCGACCAGGACCCCACCGCGAAGCCTGTTCACCTCGAAGCGCCCGCCCACTACACGTGGCAGATCCTCCCCGAGCACTACCTGATCTGCCGGGCCTGCGGCGAACTCCCGCCCTGCCGCCACGAACAGGCCGAGACCAGCGCCGACCAAGAAATGGCCCGCACCGAAGTCCTCATGGAGATCCCCGCCGGGCACTGCATGAACTGCGGCGAGCACATCACCCGCCGCCAGAAGTCCACCCGGTTCCCCGGCCCGAACCTGTGGCGCCCCGACCTCCCCGAGCACTCCGCCGTCTTCCACGCGCGCGAGGAGTGTTCCGACGGCGTCTACCGCTACCGCACCGCCTGGGAAGCCCGGGGCGGAACCCGCCCGCAGACCGCCCTCTCCTTCGACGACCTGGGAGAAGCCTCATGACCGCGACCGTGCAGCCCACCCTCGACGGCAACGTCCCCACCCCCACCCAGTCCGCTGACTACGAGACGTGGCTGGCCGTGGTGTGGCCCGTCTTCATAGCCGCCGCGGCCACCGGCAAGGTCTTCACCTGCTACTCGGTGGCCGACGAGAACCGGCTCCCCAACCCGCCCAGCCCGCAGGCGCACTGGGGCCGGCTCATGACCTTGCTCCGCGACGAGGGCTACATCCGCACCTCCGGGTGGGCGTGCTCCGACCGGCCCACCACCCACCACTCCGGAGTCCGCACCTGGAAGGGCACCGCGGCAGCTCGGCGGGAGGCAGCCGCGTGAACATCGACACCCTCCTCGCCGCTGGTCAGGCCGCGGCCACCGTGCACACCGCCGTCGACCGGGCCATCGACGCCGCCCTCTACTACGGGCCGGGTGTCCTCGTCACCGTCGCGGTCGCCGCCGCCTGGTGCACCTGCCGGTGGGCGGTCCGCCGCTACGAGCAGTGGCTCCACGACCGGGCCGACCGGCGGGAGTACACCGCCCGCGCGTTCCGGCTCTGCCGCGTCGCCGACAACGCCGACGCCGTCACCGCGCTCCCCGAGACCGACCTCATCACCTACCTCGACAACAAGTACACCGCCACCCCAGACCTCGCCAACGAGGGGGAAGAACGATGACCACCACCACACGACCCCTCCCCGCGCACGGCACCTACGCCCGCGGCAACGGCTGCCGCGGATACCGGGCCCCGTGCCTCTGCAAGCCATGCAAGGACGCGAGGCGACGCACCAACAAGCTGTTCCGGGTCAACCGCGAGCGAGGCGTCACATCCTTCGTAGACCCCGCCCCCGCGCAGCAGCACCTTCAGCTGCTCCACCAGACCATGGCCTGGGACGACCTCGCCGCAGCCACCGGGCTACCGCTCAGCACCATCAACCTGATCTACGCCGGGCGCCGAACCAAGATCCGTCGCGAGACGCACAACAAGATCCTCAACACCCAGCCCCGCCCCTCCCGCGCCCAACTCGTAGACGTCACCGGATCCATGCGGCGAGTCCAAGCGCTCATGCGCGTAGGCCACTCCCTGCGAGTCATCGCCACTGAATGCCGGGCCTCCCGCAACCGCATCCACAGCATCTCCAACGGCGCACAGGACACCATCCGGCGCGAGTTCGCCGAACGCATCGCGGAAGCCTACAAGCGCCTCGCCTTCCGCCCGCCAGCCCGGGACCGGTTCACCGCGCGAACCATCAACTCGGCCATCGCCCGCGGACTGCACGGCCCCCTGGCGTGGGACGACGAGACGATCGAAGACCCGAACGCTTCCCCCGACGTGGGCTCCACTCGGGACCAACTGAACCGGGACGAGCTCGCCGCGCACCGCCGGGCGGACGTCGCGCACCTCGACGGGTTCGGCGTCTCTGTAGAGGAGATTGCCCGCCGCCTGGGCATGGCCGAGTCCACGGTCAAGGGCATCGTCAAGGAGCTCCGCGCTGGCGAACGCCGCGACCGGTCGAAGGCGGCGGCATGAGCGTCGACCTGAAATGGCGGGACTCCGCCCTCTGCGCCCAGACCGACCCCGACGCCCACTTCCCCGAGGCCGGCAACAGCAACCGGGCCGCGAAGCGCACCTGCCTGGCATGCGAGGTGCGCGCCGAATGCCTGGCCTACGCGCTCAGGAGTGGCCAGCGCCACGGGGTGTGGGGCGGGCTCGACCAAAAGCAACTCCGGCAGGCCGCACGGAAGCAGGCCGCATGACAACGGGCGGGCCACCACACGTGGCCCGCCCACAGGCACAACGAAACCCCGCCGGGGCGGGGGAGGGAGGAGGAGACGTGACGTCAGTCCGAGTCGGCGCCGCGGACCCGGTCGAGCGTGCCCTTCGGGACCTTCACGGTGCGCTTCTTCTCCGGCTCAGGCTCGACCAGTTCCCGCGTCTCACCGAGGGCTTCCAGGGCGCGTTCGTAGAAGTCCATGCCGACGAGGACGGCGACGCGCTTCCCACGGGAGGTGAGCACGGTCGTCTCGTCGTAGTAGCGGGCCTTCTCGATGGCGTCGGCGAGCGCGTTGCGCGCGTCCGCGATCTTCCTCTGGTGCTCCTTCTTGGGCGCGGTCATGTCCGTACTGTACCTCACGAACGTCATGTACATCAGCGCGTTGAGCGCTATTGTGTACATGAAGCCAAAGGGGCTCACGCCTCGAACCACCCGGCCCACAAGGGTCTGGTTCCGTGCGCCCACTCGGCCCCCGCCACCCGTTCCGCGAGAGGGATCGAAATGACCATCGCCGACGACCTGAACCGCACCGGATGCGACCTCCTGAAACGGCGTGTACGCGCCGCCGAAGCCGTCGCCTGGCAGGCACTCAACATCACCCCCAACCCCAGCGAGACCGCCACCGAGGTCCTCGCCCGCATCCGCTACGCCGCCGAACGCAACTACCCCGAACTCCTCATCCGGTTCGAGCACAGCCGGCAGGAGATCCTTCCCATCGCCGACGACTGCGGCTGTGACCCGGACAGCGACGGCTACGACGACGACCACTGCGAGTCCGGCGAGGGCGGCGAGTACCTGTGCGCCCGCCGCCACCTCGGCTGGGTCTGCGGCACCTGCGTCAACAAGGACGACGACGGCCCGAGCTGGCGGCCCGACCGCTACGAGTGGCCCTGCGCCGCCATGGCCGCCCTCGACGCCGGGGCCGCCGCGTGAGTGCCGCCCGGGGAAACCCCTTGATCGTCCACGGCTTTGCGGGCATCGGCTGGTCCGAAGCCCTCCCGCCCGGCAGCGGCGAGATCGGGCTGGAACTCAACACCGACGCCTGCCGCACCCGCGTCAACGCCGGGCACGCCACCATCCAGTGCGACGTCACCCAATACCCGACCTGGGTCTTCAAAGGCCGGCGCGTCAAGAAGGTCGACAGCCCGCCCTGCCCCGGCTTCGGCAGGTCCGGCAAGCAGCTCGGCCTCCGCGACCTGCCCCGCGTCCACCAAGCCATCGAAGACCTCTCCCGCGGCATCGACACCCGGGCCGCCATCGGAGCCGCCTGCCTCGACTGGCGGTCCATCCTCACCGCAGAACCCATGCGGTGGCACTACGACCTGATGCCCGATGCCATCGCCATGGAACAGGTCCCGTCCGTCCTCCCCGTCTGGGAGCAGTACGCCGAAATCCTCACCCGCTGGGGATACAGCACCGCCACCGGCGTACTCGACCCCGCCCACCGCGGCCTCGGCCAGCACCGGCCCCGCGCCGTCCTCCTCGCCTCCCGCACCCAGGAAGTCGCCCTGCCCCCGCGCACCCACGGCGGACTCGGCCAGCCCCCGCTCGTCGCCATGGCCGACGTCATCGGCTGGGGCTACACCCAACGGCCCGCACCCACCGTCACCGGTGGGGGCACCGCCACCGGTGGTGCCGAACCCTTCGGGAACGGCACCAGGCAGGCCATGAAGAAGCGCATCGGCACCCCCGAATGGGCCGACCGCGACCGCCCGCACCTCCGCCCCACCGTCGCCGAGTGCGCCGCCCTCCAGGGCTTCCGTCCCGGCCTCAAGTTCCACGGGCGCGCCGGCTCCCAGCACCTCCAGGTCGGCAACGCCGTCCCCGTCCCCTTCGCCGCCGACCTCCTCCACGCCGCAGGCATCACCCAGCCCGCACACCAACTGGCCGCCGCGTGACCGCCCGCCCTGACCCCGCCCCCACCTGACCCGGCCGCGGGCCCCACACCGCAGCCGCCCGACCTATCCGTACCGCCAGAAGGAAGACCTCCATGGCCGTCTCAAAGCGCCTCCGCTACGAGATCCTCCGCAGGGATCGGTTCACCTGCCGCTACTGCGGCGCGTCCGCGCCGGACGCACCGATGCGGGTCGATCACGTCACTCCCGTGGCGCTCGGCGGCACCGATCACCCCAGCAACCTGGTTGCGGCTTGCGAGCCCTGCAACAGCGGCAAGACCTCAACGATCGAAGGCTTTGTAGACGCGGTGCAGGACGACTCGGTCCCGCCTTCGCTTGAAGTGCTCACCGACGAGGTCGAGCGTCTTTGGACCGAGGCTTACCTGAGCGTCTACCCCAGCCAGGAGATCACTCTCCGCCAGCTGGAGGAAGTGCGTAGCGGAGTCAGGGATATGCGCCGACTGGGCATGTCCTCCGACCTGCTCAGAAGGTCAGCCACCGTTGCCGGCTTCAAGGCTGAGACGTTCATCTGCCTGGCCGAGATCAGCGACCCCCACTGGTTGGCAATCACCAGCGAAGCGTTCCGCGTCTGGCGTTCCCTCTGGTTTCGCAGTACCAACCACACCGCCTGGCCGTCCATGGAGGACGTCCTTCTCCTCGAATGCAGTGTTGAGCAGGCCATCAACGCCGGCTTGGACCGCTTGACCATCCTTCGGGCTGTGACGCTCGCGGGGCAAGCAAGGGGCGTCTACATCGAGGACTACCTGGACGCCGCTGTGCGCGAAAGGTGTGGTCTCTGATGCCGCGCATCCGCACTGTGAAGCCGGAGTTCTGGGAGGACGAGCTCCTTGGTGTTGTGCCTCGCGACGCCCGGCTGTTGTTCATCGCGACGTTCAACATGGCGGACGACGAGGGGATCCTGCGTTGGACGCCGGCCTACATCAAGGCCCAGGCGTTCATGTACGACGACGACCTCACCCTCAAAGACGTCGACCAGCTCATGCGGTGCCTCACCGACACGGGCCTCCTCTTCTCCTACGTCGGCGGTGTGGCCAAGCAGCAGATGGCCGTGGTCGTCAACTTCCGTAAGCACCAGCGGATCAACCGGCCCCAGAAGGGCAAGCTGCCTCCGCCCGTGCTGGGCGCCTGGCCGGTCCGGGAGATGTACGCGCGCCGCGACGGCTGGACGTGCCAGCTGTGCGGCAGCGAGATCCCGCGGCGGATCGTCGTCAACGACGACCACAACCTCGCGATCGACCACATCCGCCCCGTGGCCGCCGGGGGCAGCGACCACCCGTCGAACGTCCGCGCCGTGCACCGCGCGTGCGGCCGAAGCCGCTACTCCTCGGCAGACGACGAGGAGTTCATCCCGCCTGCCGCACTCTCCGGCCTTGAAGACTCACTGAACGATTCACTGAACCGTTCAGTGAATGACTCAGTGAACGAATCTCACGCTCAGTCGAACTTCAACCCTCCCGTGGGTACGGATGGTGACTTTTCTTCACTGAACCATTCACTGATGGAAGGGAAGGGAAGGGAAGGGAACAGGGAAAGGAAGGGAACCCCCCCTACCCCCCGGCAGTCGTCCAGCGGCCCCACCGTCTCGCAGACGGGCGAGAGGGCCATCGAAGACCGGATGACCGACGCCTTCCTTGAGCGCTACCGGGCCGGAAACGCCTACAACCCGCGCCAGGTTCGCAAGGCCGTTGCTGACGCTCTCGCGAACGGCACCGACTCCGGTGAGCTGTGGAAGGCCCTTGAGCGCCTCGGCTCCCTTTCGAAGCCCGTCAGCGCCGGAACCCTCCAGTTCGCCTTCTCCGAACTGCGCACGGCGCAGAACGCCAGCAACGTCATCACCCTGCGCAACGGCCAGCCCCTCACCGGCACCGACGCAAAGGTCGCCGGCTGGGCAGCCATCGCAGCCTCCTTCGAAGACGAGGACTCCGCATGAACCGAAAGGAAGCCGCAGAGCTTCTCAGTCACTGCACTGCCTTCGACAACCGGCAGCCCTCCGCAGCCGCTGCAACCGCATGGGCATCAGCGCTGCACGACATTCCGTTGGATCAGGACGCTCGGGACGCCGTCGCCGCCTACTACTCGACCCCGCCGAAGGACCCCGACGCCCGCCTGTGGATCCTGCCGCACCACGTGCGGACCCTTCGCAGCAAGATTCGTTCGGCCCGCCTGGAGAACTTCCAGTACCAGCCGATCGCCGACGAGACACCCCGCGAGTACCTCGCCCGCTACCGGGGCCAGGTCCAGGCCATCGCCTCCGGGCAGGTCGCCCCGCCCCCGAACCGGCTCGCCCTCGAAGGCGGCCCGTCCGCCAGCTTCATGAAGCAACTGGAAGACCGCGGGTGGCAGGGCAACCGGACCGTCCCGGACTCGGACGAGGAGTCCCTCGCCGACAGTGTTCGCCGGGCTGGCCCGCTCGGCGTCGAGTGCCCGGTGTGCTCCGCGGCCCTCGGCCACCCGTGCAAGACCGGCCGTGCCAGCGCCAAGTTCCCGCTCGGCAAGCCGATGACGAAGCCGCACGCCGCCCGCATCCGCGAGGCGGCCGGTGAGCCGCAGCAGACCGTCGAGGAGCGGGCCGCGCAGGAGCAGCGGATCCGGGAAGCGTCCGCCCGCACCCTGGCCCGCCTGAAAGCCGAGGCGCACATTCCGGACGCCGAGATCGTCGAGGAGGCGTCGTGACGGACTTCGACGCCTCCGACATCGCGGCGATGCGCCGGGAGGGCGACCTCCGCAGCTTCCTCCGCGACCAACTCCGCGCCGGGCGCACCAAGACCACCGCCCCGCCCGTACCGCCGCCGAAACCGCCCGGCCACCGCCCCGGCCACTGGCCCACCGGGACCAGACCCCCGGACCCGCGGCCCACCCGCCACACCGCAGCCGACTGGCAGCAGGAGCTCGACCGCTACCGGACCGGCCAAGGCCACGACAACGACCCCTGCCACTGCGGCAACTGCTGACCGAAGGGAAACCCGATGACCACCAAGCGCTACGGCCAGACCGCCCCGATGCCCGACTCGATCCGGCACTTCATGCGCGCCGGCCAGCACCCCGCCCGCGCCCTCCCGTGCCCCCACTGCGGGGTTGCCGCCCACAAGCCGTGCCGCATCCCGTCCCGCGGTGTTCCGCTCGCCCAGGTCCACCAGCAGCGGATCGACGCACGGGCCCAGATGGTGGCCTGCTGCCCCACCTGCCAGGTCGCACCGACCACCCCCTGCCACGCCGACGGGCGCGCCCTCGCAGACGGGGCCGTCCACCCGGCCCGGCACACCGAAGCCGATCGGAGTGCGGCATGAAGATCCGCGCCGACATCGCCGAACTCATCCGCCAAGGCCACACCAACGCCTCCATCGCCCACCGCCTCGGCTGCGCCCCCACCACTGTCGGCCGGGCCCGGCAAGCGTTGCGGTACCCGCCCGCCGACCGGTTGGGCCGGCTGTACGCCGAAGCGCTCCCCACCGGGCGGGTGCTGGGCGACCGGCCGACCCGAGTCCAGACCTCACCGGCGCAGGCTGCGGCGAACCGGAAGGCGCTGCTCGCGGCACTGGCGGAGGCCGCCTGATGCGCACGTTGAACCGCGACGAGGGGGACCGGTCATCGGGCGGAGCGCGGGCGCGAGGGCCCAGAACCCTCGTCGCGGGCCAGAACGGGGCCTCTCGCGGCCGAACAGGCGTCCAGCGTCCCGGAGTCCCAGCGGGGCGGAGAACGCCAGGGAGACGCCCAGCTGGCCGATCCGCAAGGCGCCCGCACAGCCACCCCGCCCCCAGACGAACAGATTCCCGGCCAAACCGCCCTGGAACTCCGGCACATGCAACCGACCCTCTGGTCGCTCTGAACCAACCCACGAAGGAGAAACCCATGACCACCACGACCATCTCCACCTCGGCCGGCCCCGTCACCGTGGCCGCCGAGTCGCCCGCCCCCGGCCTGCTGATCTTCGAGGTTCCGGCCGAGGTCAGCCCGTTCTCCTCGTACCGGTGGGTTCTGGCCCACCACGAGGGTGCGGCGCTGGCCGCGTTCGAGTCGTCCGCCGCTGCCGCCCTGGCTGCTGAGGGTGTGGCCGACCTCGCCGACTGGTCCCGCAACGCGATGACCGCGGCCAACCAGATCAGCCTCGGCGGTCACGTCCAGCGTCTCCAGGCGGTGCTCACGGCCGCCGGTGGCCAGCACCCCAACGCATGACCCACGCACAACCGGCTGCCCCCGTCGCAACCGGGGGCGGCCGGCCCGCCCAACCTACCGACTCCCTGGAGGAACTGTGACTACCCCGCCCACCACCCCTGACCGCCCCGCCGACCAGCTGCAGGCCGCCGCCGACCAGCTGCAGGCCGCCGCCGAGAAGCTGCGGGCCGCCGCTGCGAACGCCACCGAAGGAGCGTGGGCGATCTGGCGCGACCTCGACCACCAGGGCTACATCACCGTCGGCGACGCGGCCGGTGTGATCACGCCCCCGGCGTTGGAGTCGTCCGGGGAGTGCAACCCGGTCGCCCACGTGTACGTCGAGGAGGACGCCGAGCACATCGCCCTGGTGCACCCCGGGGTCGGTCTCGCCCTGGCCGCCTGGCTGGACGTCGCAGCCGGTCACGCCCGGGAGGGGTTCATGTGCTGCGACAACGGGCCAGACCACTGCTCCGAGGTCGTCACGCCTGCCCTGGCGGTGGCCCGGCAGCTCCTCGGCACCAGCGCCTCCGCCGAGTGCGGCTGCGACCCGGCACCGCACCGGGAGGACGACGGCACGTACTCCCACTGGGCCGGGTGCCCGATCGCCGACGAGCAGCAGGCCGCCGACCTCACCGCCGACGAGGCCCGCGAGATGGTCGACGACCTCAACACCGAGCTGTACCAAGCCCGGGACGCGTTGGCGTTCGTCGGGGAGTGCTGCGACATCGCCGACCGGAACCAGCGCCCGATCACGACGGGGGACGTCCGGGAGTGGTTGCGGGGGGCACGCTGCGGACGGCAGCTCCTCGGCACCAGCACGGGCGAGGACACGGTCGCCGATCCGGAGCCGGACACCGTGCTGCGGGACCGGATCGCTGCCGTGCTCTGGCCGCTCACCGACTGGAACGGCGAAGAGCTGAACGCCGTGGCCGCCGCCGACGCGGTTGTCGCCGAGCTGGCCCACGCCGCCGCCCCGCCCGCGCCTGCCGACCGGGCCGCTGTGCTGCGGGCCGAGGCTGACCGCATCGACGCCATGGACGAGGCCACCAGCCCCCGTCTCGCCGCCGGGATCACGTGGGCCACGTCGGAGCTGCGCCGTCTGGCCGGTGAGGCTGCCGCCGGGGCACACCAGACCGAGCAGGCGGACACCCTCGCGCCGTGGCTGTACCAGCGGTTCATGAACGGCGGCGCGGGCTGGGACCGGCTCGACGAGGACGACCGCTCGTACTGGGAGCACCACGCCCGCGCCGTCCGCCGAGCCGTCGCACGCGGCGGATTCAACGGCATCGACCCCAGCCGTCTGCTCGGCATTGAGCAGCCCGCCGACGGCACCGGGTGCACCTGCGGCGGCCGGTTCCCCACGTTCCACCTGCACGCCGACACGCACGAGCCCGTCACCACCACCCCCGCTGCCCCTGCCGCGCCCGAGGAGACCACCTGGGTGGGCGCCACGGAACTCGCCTCGGACCGGGAGATCGCCAGGGTCGCCGCGACCGGTGTTGTCGGCTACCGGCAGAACCAGGGGCGGCTGCACCACTGCCTCGCCCACAAGCCCGCCCCCGCCAGCCGGTGGGCCGACTTCCACGAGGTCGGGGCGGACGACCTCGACGACGGCGGGATCTGCGTCTACCGCGACTGCGGCCGAGACCTCCTCGCCGCATGGCCTGCCGTGCCCGAGGAGACCCGGTGACCACCCTCGCCGCCGTACTGGCCGCGCTCACCGTCGGGTACGGGCTCGGCCGCTGGAAGCCGTGGCGGCGCCTGACCCGCTGGGCGGACTACCGGATGCGGGACGACGGCCGCTGGTGGGCCGCCAACCCGGTGCACGCCGCCCTGTACGTCGCCACCCACCCGCGCAGCTTGCTGAACGCCTACCGCAACCGCTGACCCCCGCCCCTGCTGCCGGGTGATCCCGGCCCAACCACGGAGACCCACATGACCCAGCCCGCCCAGCCCCTGACCCCCGAGATCGTCTCCGCGATCCTCCGCGACCCCGACAGCCCCCTCTACCCCGCCCAGATCACCGTCTTCTGCGACCACTGCGGGACCGAAGCGACCGCCGACTTCATGGTCAGCGAGGACATGACCCGGGCCGAGCGCCTCGCCGTCGCCCGCAAGCACCTCGTCGACAACGAGGGCTGGCAGCACGACGAGGAGATCGGCGACGACTTCTGCCCCGAGCACGCCGCTCCCGCCGCCTGATCCCTGTCTGCTGTGTGGCCGCCCCATCACAGGCGGCCACACCAACCCCCGGAAGGACCACCCCATGCCCACCTCCCAGCAGAACCCCGACGGCACCTGGACCACCGCCGTGCCGATCCCCGTCACCCCGACCCTCGACTTCGAGGTCACCGGCCACGGCCCCTACCGCTGGGACGCCTTCCGTGGCACCCGGCGCCTCGCCTCCGGTGCCGCCCGCACCCGCCTCGGGCTGACCGTCGCCCTGCTCCGCGCCCGCCGGAAGTACGCCACCGAGGGGGCCCGGTGACCACCCAGCCCCAGCCCGCCGAGCACGACCCGGTCGAGCCCGACAACCCCACCGCCTACGCCCTCGCCACCCACATCGCCGACCACCCCATCAGCGACATCCAAGCCGCGTTCCGCTACCTCGGATGGGGCCTCACCATCACCGCCGTGCCGCAGGAGGAGACGACGACCACCCAGCCCACCGAGCTCGACCACCTCCTCGACCGGGCCACCCTGTGACCGGCCCACCCCCCTGCCTGTGGTCCAGCGCCTGCGACTACGACGACGAGGCGGGGGCCTGCCCCTGCGACGACGAGCAGCCCGAGCCCGAGGGGCGGCCCGTCGTAGACGTCCCCGTCGGCCACTACCTCTGACCCACCGACCAGTCGATCCCACCACCCCCCTCGGAGGAGACAGGCCGGAGCGGAGGAGGCGGTGGTGGGGCGGGCAGCCGGTCCGCCTGGGCCAGCATCGCCCGCCGCGAACCCACCATCCACCGCAAGGAATACGTCGTCGAATGCACCGGCTGCGGCAGCGTCATCGGCGCCGCCTGCTACGGCAAGGGCGGTCAGCGCATGAAGGGCGTCCACAAGGAGCGCGCCGAGCTCTACCAGGAGTGGAAGGCCGACACCGCGAAGGGCACCGCATGATCCGCCCGCTAACCGTCCGCCTCAACCCGGACACGTCCCGGCTGCTCCGCCTGTACCGCGGCCAAGCCCCGGCCACCGTCCTCGGGCGGGCCATGCGGCTCCTCGCCCAAGCCGACGGGCACCTCGACCCCGCGGGCAACGTCAAGCAGCAGCGGCCATGAGTCAGCCGTCCACCACACCCCGGACCGTCCTCCAGCCCGGCGGTGAACAGCACGTCCCCGACGAACAACCCCAACCGCGGGCCAACCGGGCCACGCGGCGAGCAGCACGGAAGAGGAACCGATGAGCGAACCCAAGGCCGCGCAGTTCGTTTGCGAGCACGCGTATGGGACCCGAATCCTCGGCGGCCACCCCATCGCGGTACGAATCTGCGCACTGTGTCACCGTCCGGACTGGGATGACCTGTACCGGGAGGCCGAGGCCCTGTTCCGGTGGGGCTGGCAAGAAGCGGCGGCAGGTAAGCCGCCACGGGAAAAGCTCAGCTCATACGACCGGCCGAAGGAGGGGGGCCGCCAACTCCTTGCGTGCAGCCTGGCGCACTGCCGTCAGGCCCACCCGCCGCACTCCTGGGAGCCGCAGCCCGGCATGGACCCCGTCCACTGCGGGGGGTCCAGTGGCGACCCGGCCAGCATCTGGAGCCCCCAGCCGTGCGGCAGGACCGTCCCGCACCCGGGCCACAAGTTCATGCGCGGCCGGGCAGCCCACCAGTGCCCGGGAGTTGAACAGCAGACCGACCTCGCCGCGGACATCGAGTGCGCGATCGGCCTCAACACCGGTGGTGGCGGCGCCGACGGGGTCCACGCCGCCCGGGACGCTGTTCTCGCCGTCCGGGACCAGGAACTGGAGCAGCTCCGTGCACGCCTCAACCGGGTGCAGGCCATAGCCGATCGGCTCGCCGCGCAAGGCCGGCTCGGTGTCGACCTCGAAGCGGACAGCATCCGGCGAGGCATCGCCCAGCAGCTGCATCACGCGCTCGGTACGCACCACAAGTGACCCCAGACGTGCCGCGGCCCCCACCCAGACGGGTAGGGGCCGCTTCGCTGCGTAAGGACGGGTCAGCGTCGGAGGACGTTGACGCGGTCGCCTCCCAGGATCGGCGCATCCTCGCAGCCAGCCGGGACGACCAGGTACGGGCCGCGCCAAATTTTCCGGTGCTCCCCGGCCGAGGGGTAGTACTGGTTGGCCCGGTGCGGGCGCACGAACCACCGGTGCTTGTAGATCTTCCCCGCGTGCCCAGAGCCCGCGTTGCTGTCGTTGGTGGGCCGTAGGCTCTGCCGCAGCGTCACGTACCGCACCGTGCGCGTCGGATCCCCACCACCGCGGGCAATGTGCTTTTGCGCGGACCTGGGGGCCGGAACCTCCTCGATGTCATGCAGCGCCTTCCGCGCGTCGGCCGGCTGCCGGATCAGCAACCAGGTCGCGAGGAGTGTCCGGGCCACCTGGTGAGAGTCCTCCGCATCCTCCAGCACCACCCAGGGCCGTTCCCGGCCGTCAGCGCGCAGCGTCGTCTCCCACAGCTGCGACAGGTCCGGGGCGGTCCGCCCCCACACCGCCGCGTGCGCCGCCCTACCTCCGGGTGTTGTGGTCGGGACGTGGTCGTACAGGGTGACCTCAATACGGTCCGCGACCGCCGTCCACGTCACCGCACAAGGCTGCCCCGTCACCCCGACCACCCGGAACGACTCCGGGCGCTTCCCCCACACCAGCAGCCCCTGATCGGACGGCAGATCCTCGCTCGTCACCGCGTAGGTGTCCAGACCCCGCCCGATGGTGACGGCCAGGTCAGTCATGTCGTCGTTCACGAAGTACAGCTCGGCGGCAGCGACGGTCGCCCGGTGCCGGCGCGCCACCGCGGCGGCTTCCGCGGCGCTGGTCGGGATGTGTGCGGCGAACCGGGCGACGGACTCCCCACCCTCGTACCAGGACACCAAGTCCTGGCGGAGACCGGGGAGCATCCGGGGAGTGATCACAGGGCGTTTCCGGCGGTGACGTCGCTCCGAGTGCCCTGCCCGGGACGGGAGGCCAGGGCGGCCCGCACCTCACCGGCCCGGAAGTACGAGCGGGTGCGCCCCGATTCCGGGTCCGGCCCGTGGTAGAACGCCTTCACTCCCAGGCGGGACATGGCCATGGACGCCGCCTTCGCCGGCTCCTTCGCCGTGGACTTCAGCTCGTCACGGGCAATGTCCTCCAGCGTCAGCGGGTCGTGCGCCTGGATGATGGGCTCCAGGTCGATGCCCTCCAGGCAGGCGGCGATGTCCAGGGCCCCGTCCTCGTCGACCGGGTACCCGTCGAAGTCGCCGGGCTCGGGCTGCCACGGGCCGATGAACTCGGTCCCGCACAGCGACACATCCGGCGGCAGCGCCTTCTCGATCTCCGCCCGGTAGGCGGCGACCATCTCCGCGAACGCCCCGGACTTCTCCAGCAGCTCCCGCCAGTCGGCGTCTCCGCCGTTGATGTAGTCCAGGACGTCGGCGTCGGGGCCGGTGGAGTAGGTGCTGATCTGGTTGGTCCAGGTGCCGTAGCTGGTCGTGGTGGTCGTCATGGCAGGCTCCTTCAGGCTGGCGGGACGGCTGGTGGGGTGGTTCAGAGGGCGGCGATGGCGGTGCGGACGCCGGAGAAGATGCGGGCGACGAGGTTCACGTGGTCGCGCTCACCGTTGAGGTAGCGGATCTCGTAGGAGTCCGCACCGTGGTGCTGTACGTGGAGGAGACCGTCGGCGACGTCGAAGTACACCTTGCTGACAGCTCCGAGGAGGCCGCCGACCCGGCCGTTCGCGATGCCCCGGCCGCCGAGGGTGGCCCCGCACACGTTGCCGCTGCGGTAGTAGTCGACGTCGATGCCCGCATACTGCGCCCAGTCGTTGATGTAGAAGCGGTGGTGGTTGCCGCGGATCCACTCGTTGCCGCCGATGGCCTTGATGTTGTCGGCGGTGAGGACGATCCTCTGGGCCTTGCGGGCGAGGCGGCGGGCGCCGATCTCGATGCGGCGGGCGAGGGAGGCGGTGTCGATGATCCAGCGGCCGGCGGTCTTGGTGGCGGCGATGACACCGCGGCGTGCCCAGCCGCGGATGGTGCCGCGGGTGACCTTCGCGGTCTGGGCTGCTTCGGTGGTGTTCATCGTGGGCTCCTTCGTCCTCTTCGGTAAACACCACTTTGCTGTACGTACAACAAGGTTGTCAAGGGGTGTCACCCAGAAGAGTGAGAACCCATCAAAAACCCCAGCTCACAACCGCCACCCTGCCAAGCTCGCCCCGCCCACACCCCGATCAGGAGGACCTTGTGACCCCCTACGCCGAACTCGCTCAACACCTCGACACCCTCCTCGCCAACGACCCCACCCCACAAGCCGCCGCCCACCGCACCACCATCACCACCTGCACCCAACTCCTCGACATGGGCCACCCCGAAGACGACCCCACCATCGCGAAGTACCGGGAAGGGATCCTCGGCGGCATCCTCACACCCATCGCCACCCTCTACGCCCACACACCCGGATTCCCCACCGCATGGCGTGACGGGGAGCTGTGAGGCGTCCTCAGAACTGCATCACCGGGTGACACGCCGCGCAGGGACTCGGTCTGAGCTCCCCAGCGTTGTCCGGCTTCGGCCGGCACCGGGTCACCTCGTCGCACACCCCGCAGTGCTTCCACTTCTCCCAGCCCTCCGGCCGCACCCCAGCCGCAGCCTCCGCCTCAATGCGCCCCCACGGGTCCTGGTACGGCCTGTGCGAGGCTCCGGGGCGGGCAAGGTCCATCCACCCGCTCACGATGGCGTCCGTGCCCTCCAGGGGGCGGCGAGCAGCCTTGCGGAACGCCTGGAGGTCCGGCAGCTCCTCCGGCTTCAACCGGTGCCCGTACAAGGCCGCGGCGTTCCGGGCGTTCGGGTCCCCCTTCAAGTCCAGGTACTCCTTCAGCTCCTGCTCCGTCCAGCCGGCCCGCAAAGCCGCAGCAGCGAGACGGCGGATCGTTGCAGCCTGGCTGGGCTTCGGCGCCTTGCCGCGGTAGTCCAGCGACGCGGCCAGCGCTTCGGCTGCCTGATCTTCGAAGGGAGAATCACCTCCCCCTCCTCCCTGCCCAGCCGGCTCATCACCCGCAGACGGCAACGGACCGGAGGAGGAGGGAGAGCTTGTAAGAGAACCAAGAGAACTAGGAGATGGGGGAGTAGCCACCGCTACCCCTATGGGTAGCCCCTGCTCTCCATAAGGGGAGCCCTGGCTCTCCCTAGGGGTAGCCCCTGCTCCCCCTTCGGGCATAGGGGTAGCCCTGGCTACCCCTTCGAAGTCGGGCACCCGGAACGTCATCGCCTTACCCGGCACCGCGTACATCGGCTTGCCGTGCTTGTCCTGGCCGATCGGGATACGGAACTCCCAGCCGGCCGCCGACAACCGCTTGATCGCATTCCGGACCACGTTCGCGTCCTTCGCCCCGGTCCACTCGACCAGCTCCGCCAACCGCACCTTGCTGCGACGCCCCTTGTCCGGGTCATACCGCCAGTTGTCGTCGTACCTGGCGTCATCCGCGATCTCCAGGGCGACCGCCCGCTGCAAGCCGGTGATGTCCGGCCCCAGTGCGACACGCAACTGGCGGCGCAACTCGCTACTCATCCACAACCTCCACCGCACCGGCCAACGCCGAACAGCACAAAACTCCTGAGGGAACGCGGGACCCGCCCGCCGATCTGGAAACGGCCGGGCAGCAGACGCCGCCCGGCCGTGAAAGAACCGCTACGTCAGCGGGAGGCCCGCCACTCCGCCCGCGCAACCTCCAGGCGACCCTGCATCGCCACCAGGTGCTCCAGCCGCTCCCGCAGAGTGCCGATCACCGTCGCCAGGCCGTCGGGGTCCAGGCCCTCGATCCACTCGTCCTGCACCACCTCGACCGACACGTGCGGGGCCCGCAACGCGATCGACTCGGCGAACGGCAGCATGTTCAGCGTCGCCGACAGGACACGCATGTTCTCCGGGGTGCCGTTCGAATTGATCGGCAAGCACACGTCGTCGGCGTCGATCTGGCACCAGATGTCATCCGGATCCGACGGGGTCGACGCGTCCAAGCTGTGGTCGACGTCGCAGCCGCGCATGCAGGTCACGTCCAGGCGGCGGCCCGTGTGACGGTCCACGAACGACCAACGGCGCGGATCCGAGACCGGGGCGGGAGCGGTGGTCGGGGCCGGCGGCTGCGGCGGAACCGGGGCCGACAGCACCGGGGAGACGAGGGCAGGGGAAGGCGCTACGATGTCCATCGAGGACTCCTTTGAAGACGGTGGGACTCGTGGCCAGCGGCTCCAACCGCTGGTGAAAACAGGCCGGGCGCTCCAACGCCCGGCTTTTTCATGCCCAGATGCGCGCTCAGAGAGCTATTCGGTCTGCTTCGCCAGCTCGCCGACGAGGGCCTGCGTCAGGGACGTCAGATGGGCCAGGGAGAGACGGGAGGCGATGATCTTTGCCGCCTGCACCGGTGAGCCGGCGGGGATCTGGATTGTGGCGGTCGCTTCCGGAGGCAGGACGAATACCCCCGATCCGGGTCGAGCCTCGGTCAGCCCCTCCTTGGCCAGCGCTGCCAGAGCCAGGCGGGCCGTTCCGCGCGCAACGCCGTAGTGGGTCATCAGCGCAACCTCAGTGGGAAGCCGACTGCCGGGCTTGAAACGGCCGCTGCTGATTGAGGTCCGCAGGTCGGCAGCAATCTGACCGTTGCGCACTGGCCCCCGCTGGGCTGGCAGTGGCGGAAGTTCGGCGACGGTGTCGCTCACGTTATGGGCGGGCTTCTCGATTCCGATGGCTTCGACTTCGGCTGCTCGCGCCTCCTGGTAGCTGTCGAACCAGACAACCTCCTTGTCCGTTACTTCAGACCACCAGGGCTTAGAGCCGTGGGTCTTGAACCGGCGCGCGGGATTCTCGGAGATGCCGACGTAGAGCAGCAGCCGGTTGTTATCGAAGAGACGGTAGAGCGCTGTGCGCTTGGGTGATGCGGGCATAGAGGTTCCCTCCGTTGCCGTGGAGTGCGGCTACCAGAAGAACCGTATCGGTATTTGTGAATGGTTGCTAGTGGATCTAATGAGAAGAACGAGAAGGCGCCCCAGCTCGCGAGGAGTTGGGGCGCCATGCATGCAGGTCAGAAGTCGTATCGCAGCGAGTAGAGGTGGCCCGCTTTCGCCATGATCGTCACCTCGATCACCCGGTCGTCAGTACTGTGAACCACCCGGAACGTCCGGAGGATCGCCACCTGGCGAGGCAGCCGCAGCGCCTCGTACTCCTCGTTCGTGGCCTCCTCGGCTGTCACATGGTCCACGGTGCGCAGCGGTGGATACCCGAGGCCGGCGAGGAGGGTCGGGCTTCCGCCTTTGATCTTCGTCTTCTCCGTCAGCGCGGTACCCGACGCCAACTCCAGCGGGTAGTACGAGTGCACGAGCTCGCAGGGCTCACCCTGGAGCGACAGGAGCTGCTTACGCAGGACCGCTCTCCCTTGTGGCTCCAGGTCCATGGCTGCCGTGACGTCGGCCGGAGGCGTCGTCTCGGCCACGTCTAGGAGGCGGATGCTGGGGCGTCGGCCGTTCCTCTCGGCCTCGCTCAGCCACCGGTACGGCTGCCCATCCTCGGCAGGCTTCGAGTAGGCCGCCGGTGTCATCGTCTGGCGGCGCGCCTCCAAGGCCATAACCGAGGAGCCAGCGCGACCTTCCAGCAGCCCCTCGCCCTTGAGCATCGTGATGGCCTTCTGGATGCTGGCGCTGGACGCGCCGAATCGCTCCTTCAGCTGCTCAGTGCTGGGGATCGCCTTGCCTGCCGGTAGGTCGCCAACGAGAATCGCTCGCCGAAGGTCGGTCGCGATTCGCTCGTGAAGGGGCCTGGGGTCTGCCGCGTCGCTCGGGGTGCGGTTCTTGGCTGCTGGCATCTCAGTGCACCTTCATTTCGTATCGGAGTCTCCGGAGCTTGGCGGGGGCCACCATCACGTCGGCCTGGACCGGCCGACCTGCCTCGTCCAGCGAGAGTCGCTCAACGACCACGACAGGCTCGTGGTCGGTGAGCTGGAGCTGCTGCTGCTCGATCTGTGAGGCGGGGCGCGCTGTGACGTCTTCGATGACGCGGGCGGCGATGTGGCCCAGCTCGGCAAGCAACGTGACGGCGCCCCCCTTGATCTTTCTTGGCTCGGCGAGCGGGGTGCCCTCTGCGATGTCGCGCGGGTAGTACGTGTCGGCGAGCTCAACCGGCGCGTCGTCGGCGTAGATAGTGCGCCCGCGAACGACCGCCGTCTCGCCGGCCGCCAGTCCCAAAGCGTTCGCCACGGCCGGGGGCGGAACCGTCTCGCCGGTGCGGGTGAGCGCCTGGCTGCCCCTCGCGGACCGACGGTTGGCCTCTTCCGTCCAGGCGTCTGCTGCTCCTGGGGGGCGGGGCTTGGTGTAGTCCGCCGATGTGCTGACCCACTCGTTTTCGCTGGCCACTGGCCTCTCCGTCTCCTTCTCCGTAGTCCGAACCTAGCTGGTTATCACGATAAGCGGGCAGGCCGGGCATCCGGATGACGCGAGAAGCTTGCTGCCTTTTAGAAATAGCGATACGGTTGCGAAGTCAGCCCGACACCAACCTCGGATTGGAGGACTTCGCGATGGCGCTTCCCAAAAAGCTGCCGACGCTGTCCGTCAAGGAAGCGGCCACCGCCCTGGACGTACACCCGTCGACGATCTACCGCTGGGTGGACGAAGGTGAGCTCACCGCCGTCCGCTACGGCAAGAGCCCCAGCGAGGGCAGCAAGAAGAGGGGCGGAGAGATCCGCATCCCCGAGCACGTCATCGCCGACCGCATGCGTCGCGGCCCCGTCGCCGAGATCGTCGGGGCAGCGGCATGACCCCGCCGATCACCCCGCCGCCGGCCCCGATGTCGCAGGCGGACGTCGACGCCCACCGGGAGTCGACCTACGTCCGCCGCACGGCCGTCATCTCCCAGGAGACGGTCACCCTCCCCGCTGATCCGGCTGCTCGCCGCCGGCTGATTGCGCAGCGGAAGCTCTGATGGCGTCCGACGAGGCCCCGCGCGAGAACACGATCGTCTCCGAGCCCGCCACCCCGGACGCATGCAAGCGCGACTACCAGGCTGGTGCTGATGTTCGGGCCCAGATCGCCCGGCAGGAAGCCCGCCGCCGCAAGTAGCACCCCACTGACCGCCGTGCTGGCGGGTTGATCGAACCCCCGCGGTCCCCGCCAGCACGGCTTCCCACCCCCACTTCTTCACCCCACTCGACCACGTGAAAGGCACCCCCATGTCTCCGTACCTGATGTCCACGTCCACTCTGGCCGCCCTCTCCGACGGCGATGACGCCGCGACGCACGTGTCTGCCATGTGGCGGCGGGAGAACATCACCGTCGCTCAGGCCGAGCGGGCCGCCGTGGGTGCCGACCCGGACCGGCTCAGCCGGAACCTCCTCTCCGAGTTCCGGGCCGCATGGTCGGACGGCAACCACGACCACATGACGGCTGTCGTCCTCGCCGCGATCGACCTCGACCGGGCCGCCCCGGGTGCCCCGCGGCTGATGGATGAGATCCGCGGCCTGTCGACGCCGGCTGCCGCCTGATGGGCGCCCGTATCCGACGCACACTGCGCGCCCTCGCCTGGCTCTGCGGCTCCTGCAACACGAACAACCCGTCCGAAGAGCCCGTCTGTCTCACCTGCGGCTGACCCCGGCCCGCCTCCGAACTCTTCGCCACCACCACCCGCACCTGAAAGGACCACCTCATGGGATCCGCAGACAGCTGGCCCGACCTGACCGGCAAGACCTGGGCCACGAAGACCACGCCCGAGATGACCGATGCCGAGGTCAACGACGCCCGTGCCACGTTCGAGGCCGTCGGGCGCAACGACTACGAGGGGGAGTGGCTGCGACGCCACGGCCTCCCCGAGAACTACGGCGACTAGCCCATGGACGAGTGCATCCTCTGCGGCGCGCCCGGCGGCTATCCGTACTGCAACGAAGGCTGCCGCCACGCCGACCAGTGCACTGGCGACGACACCTGCCCCGACTGCTGAAAGGACCACCATGCCCGCCACGAACCCCATCACCGTCGAGAGCCTCATCGCCAAGCACGCCGACGACATCGCGTTCGCCGCCGAAGAAGAGCAGCCCGCCGCCACCGCCGATGACTTCGCCGCCCAGCTGCGGGACGCGGTTCGGACGTTCGAGCTGGCCGGGATCAACGGCACGGAGGAGCTGGAGGACGCGGCCACGTACCTGGTCGACGCCGCCACGAGTACCGACCCCGCCGAGCAGGCCGTGCTCCTGAAGAAGGCCGCGAAGGGCCTGGCCTACGCCGACGACATGGTCTCCGAACTCCGCGACATGGTCTGACGACCTGCCCGCCACACGACCCCTGAAGGGACACGTCAGCCATGCCGAAGCACCTGCAGTTCGGACCGAACCTCTCCCAGAACCTCTACAAGGCCATCAAGCGCGACAACGAGCGCGAGGACGCCGGGATGCACGCCGACGACCGGAAGACCTGCTGGTCGCACCAGTCATGGGCTGAGGACTGCGACGACCAGCACGACCGCCGCTGACCCCGGCCCGCTCTGTCGTCACCAGCCCCCACAGCTGGTGGCGGCGGAGTGGCCCGGGAACCACCCGGACCCCGAACCCGGAGGCGACTGATGTGCCGGTGCCCCGACAGCAAGGCCCGCCGGGGTGACCCGTGCGAGAACCACTGCCCGCAGGAACTCGACCACGAGCGCTACTTCGCCCAGAACCTGCCCGCACCGTGCGGGTGCACCCCCATCCCGTCGAAGCCTGGCCGTATCCGCCGGGCACTTACGGATCACTGACACCGCGACCGAGGTCAGCGGACACGCCAGCCTCACCAAGGACATTCGCAACGCAGTCAAGGGCGGCGACCAGGAGGCTGCGGCCACGTTCCGGACCGGCACCCTCGCGGCGGCGCTGACGACCAAGGGCTGCAACGCCCGCGGCCAGGAGGTCGTGGACTACGTCGTAAAGGTCGTCGCTGCGGACGGCGACAGTCGACGCGCCGGCTGGCTGAACCGCTGACCCGCAGCCCCGGATCACGGCGTGAGGCTGCCGGATCGACTCCGGCCCGGGGCGCCACCGACCGACCCTCACTTACCACCGAGCCCAGGAAGGGCCGAACCGTGAAGAAGCTCCTGCTGATTGCCGCAGCCCTGGTGCTGCTGATCCTGTTCCCCGGCCTCGCCCAGGCCGCCGCGACCGTGCTGGCCGCGACCGTGCAGTTCATCGCCGCCCAGCCCGTCCTCCTCGGCTTCGGGCTCGGCGTCGCCACTTTCGCCCACCTGCGCGGCAAGAACCCCGTCACCGCCCGCGTCTGACCCGAAGGAGTCTTTGTGATGCGCGAAAGCACCTGGGAAGTTCTCAGCTTCGCGATTCCCGCCCTCATCGGGCTGGCCATCGTCATGGTCGCGATCTTCGCCCGCTGATCTGTCCGCCTAACCGTCGCCCCCACCCGTCCCGGAAGGACACACCGTCATGAGTGCCGACTACCGTTCCTGGGAGGAGCGTGAGGCCACTGCCGAGAAGACCCGCGCCGAAGCGGCGCGCATCGCCGCCGAGGCCGAAACCGCCCGCACTGCTGGCGTCCAAGCAGCCGAAGCCGGCGCCGCGAAGACCGCCACCGACCTCCTCGCCGAGCAGGTCAAGCAGGCCGGGCTGAAGAAGAAGCTCGACGCCGTCACCGAGGCAGCGAAGGACGAGAAGGCGGAGCTCAAGGCCCGTCGCCGCGAGGCCAGTGCCGACAACGGCACCGCGTTCAAGCTCATCGTCAACGTCGCCGTCGTCCTCGGACTCCTTGCTGCCCTCCCGGCCCAGCTGTCGTACTTCCTCACCCTCCACAAGGAAGGCGAGAAGAACCCCGGCACCGCGTGGCTCCTCGGTCCGATCCCGTTCTTCCTGGAGCTCCTCGCCTGGGTCGGTGTCCTCGGTACCCGGTGGGCGCACCGCAAGGGCCTTCCCCGGTGGCCGTTCTGGATCCTGACGGCCTCGCTGGCCTCGGTCGCCGGGTACATCAACCTGGCGCACGGGACCGACGAGTACGGGATCGTCGCCGGTGTCGCCCTGGCCGCCACGTCGGTGATCGGCCCGGTTCTCGCAGAGGTCCGGGACTTCCTCGAAGGGCGGGCCGCCGCCGACACCCGGAGCCTGGAGCAGCGGGCCGCCGCGAAGGCCGCTGCGAAGAAGAAGGCGCGGGAGCAGCGGGCGCTGGAGAAGGTGCACGCGGCTGAGGACAAGCGGCGGAAGAAGATCTTCCCGCGAGAGTTCGCGGAGTACGAGCGGATCACCGTCGCCCACCCCACCGGAGCGATCAGCCGCGAGGCCGCGTGGCAGCAGGCATGGGACAACACTCACCTCCTCCCGCTCGCCACGACAGCAGACACGCTCGCAGGCCGCGAGGAAGCCCGCGCCGCGATCAACGCCGTCCTGTCGAACGCCGACCGCACCCCCGAGAGCGAAGCGGTCGACCGGCTCCTCGCGGAGATCTTCCGACCCGACGGCGGCGACAGCGGACCGTCCCAGAAGCCCGCAGAGGGTGGACCGAGAGGCGGTGCGGGGGGAGGGTCACAGGCCCGCCGCCCGGCCGACCCGAAGAGGCCTGGAGCCCTTGGGCGTAAAGGGAAGCAGGCATCCGGGCGCACCTCCGGGAAGACCCCGCTGAAGCCCCTCGAACCGGGCCACCTCGACGCGGTCCGCAAGCTCGCCGACGCACTCGGCGACATCGACCGACTCTCCGCCCGCAAGGTCCGCGAAGTCATCGGCGGCGGATCCAACGAGTACGCCGTCCGACTCCGGGACGCAGTTCGCGCCGAAACGCAAGGAGACAACCAGTGAGCATGGAGCGCACCCCCGCGAATCCCGACCCGAACTGGGATCGGCTCGTTGCCGACCTCACCGCCGCCCCAGCCGAGAAGCCCGCCGGCCCCGTCCTCCAGAAGACGGCCGACGTCCCCGTCAACCGGCCGGACCTCCTCGGTGACATGCCCCTCACCCCGAAGTGGGCGCGGACGTCGACGGGGTGGCGGGCGCGCGCCGCCGTCGGCAAGGTCAACTCCGTCCGGGCGTTCCGCCGGTGGGTGCGCCGGCAGAACACCGAGCACGGGCACACCGCCCAAGTCTTCCGCGGCATGCACCGCACGTTCCTCTGGATCCAGGGCACCGAAGGCGTCCAGGTCGCCACAGCCCGCCGTGAAGTCCAGCAGGCCCAAGCCGACTACAAGACGGCGAAGTTCGGGCACGGCATCCGGCTCATCCCCACGAAAGAGAAGGACAGGCGGCGCGCCGCCATGGAGAAGGCGTTCGCCGGATCCGTCACCGCCATGACGAAGTACAGGTCGGCCCAGCGTGACGCCCGGACGCGGCGAGGTGCGCGAGGCGCACTCGTCGCCGCAGCCGTCGCCGTACCGGAAGGGGCAGGGATCTACCTCATCGGCGGCACCGGCGGTGTCATCGCCACCGGCTCCGCCCTCCTCGCGCTCGCCTTGATCGGCCGGCGCACCATGGGTGGTGAGCTCTACATCGACCGGGAAGCCAAGATTGGAGATGGTGACCGCCTGAACGAGGAGATGCTGAACCGTGTCTACCGAGACGCGCGGATCATCAGCTCGGATGCCGTGCTGGGCATGCTTACCCCGTGCGTGCTTACCGCTGACGGCGCCGCATGGGAGGCTTCGTTCGACCTTCCGTCCGGGACACCCACGGAGAAGGCCACCGCAGTGGTTCCAGCCCTTGCGTCCGGGTTCGGCGTGACGAAGGCGCAGGTGTCGCAGACCGGTGGCGACCGGGAGGGCCGCATCAACTTGCGTGTCTCGCGCAAGATCCCGTTCACCTCCGGCCCGGTCCCGGGGCCCCTGCTCCACGTCGAACGGTTTGACCTGTGGAATGCCGTGCCGATGGGCGTCTCCGAACGCGGTGAGCCTGTCGCTACGGAGTGGTTCGAGAAGACCGGCCTGTTCGGCGGTGAGCCCGGATCAGGCAAGACTTCAATCGCGAACAACCTGCTGCTGGCGGCGGCCCTAGATCCCACAGCTCGGCTGTTCCTGGGCGACGGGAAGGCCGGCAACGACCTGCGGCCGTTCGCGGACATCGCCGAGGCGATCGACACCGAGGGCGATCCGGAAGCGCTGCTGCAGATCCTGGAGCACGTCTGGCAGGTGATCCTGCCCGAGTGCAAGCGGCTCGCCCGAGAGCACGGCGTTGCGGGATTCTCTCAAGCCCTCGCCACGCAGGACCCCCGAGTTCGGTTCACAGTCCTTGCCATTGACGAGTGGGCCTCCTACATGGCCATGGCCGAGCCGAAGGTCGCCAAGGAACTGGAACGCCTCTTGCGCCTGATCGTGCAGCAGGGCCGGGCCTACGGCGTCATCGTGCTCGCGGCCACCCAGAAGCCCGACGCCGACGCAGTGCCGTCCGGCATCCGCGACATCATCTCCACCCGATGGGCCGGGCGCTGCCTCACCCCTCAGGCGTCCGACACCATCCTCGGACAGGGCCGCGCCAAGCTCGGCTTCAACGGCCAGAACATCTTGAAAGACCAGCGGGGCGTGGGTCTCTACCAGACCGGTGAGACTGCGGACCCGACCCTGATGTTGTCGTACTTCTACGACGACGGCCGCAAGAGCGGGGTCAACGAGGTCGCCCTGCTCCTGGAGCGGGCCTTCGATCTGCGGGCCAAGGCGGGCACGCTGCCGGCCGGTTCGGTGCCGCTGGCCGACCAGCTGCGCGCCCTCGGAGACGACCAAGCCAACATCCTGGCCGCCCTCGTCGATGCCTTCGACGTGCGCTCCGGCAGCGACGGGCGACCTGCCGAATGGCTCCCCGGCGCCGTGCTCATCGAGTACCTGACGGCATCCGGCATGGACGTGTCCGCGGACGCCCTGGGGCGCCTGGTGGTCCGCACCGACGAGGACAAGGTGAAGCGGGCGTGGGAGGGGTCGAGGGTCTTCGGCTACCCCCGCTCCCGCGTGCTTATAACGGTGCGTGACCGTTTCGGGTTGGGTGAATAGCCCGGACGGACCCCGGACGGTCTGCCGGTTATCCCAGGTCAAACCCCGGACGTATCGGCGGTCGAGCCGGACGAGCGGTGTCTGAGCCGGACGCGCCCGTCCGGCTCAGGCGCCCTCCCGTCCGGGGTCCGTCCGGGCCTGACCTGCACTGATGCGCAAGCGTCCGGCCTTGCGTCCGGCCCTAAATCCGCACAAATGGCTTCGCTTCGAACTGTGTAACTAAGAGTGACCTACCACTAAGGAGCCCCCTCATGCAGCTGCCCGAGCAGCCCGTCGCCGGGCAGCCCACCGACAACCCCCTCGCGCAAGCCGTCAACGAAGCCATCACCAAAGAGCTCGCGAAGACCTACCACCGCGACGACACCCCGCTCCCCGCGGTTGGCCCCACCCCGCCCGTACCGCAGCCCGGCCCGCCCCCGATGTCGCAGTGGGCGATCGACGCGAGTGGCGTACTCAAGGCCGTGTCCGTCGCCTCGCTGCCGATCGGCGGTGCCCTGTGGATCGTCGGCCAGGTCGACCCGTGGGCCCTTGGCGTCATCTTTGGTTCGCCGGCCCTCGCCGCCCTCGCTGTGGCCCGGCTGGTCGCGAAGGTCAAGGACGCCAACCAGAACGCCCCGCAGCCGGTCACCAACCACTTCCACGGCAACGTCCACCACGACACCCGCACCGTCACCAGCACCACCCGCGGCGTCATCGCCAACAACCGGAACACGACACCCGACTAGGAGTCGCTGATGGCCAGCAAGACCGCTTTGAACCCGCCGAAGGGCGAATGCCGCCAGTGCTGGCTGCACGCCTACGACAGCCGGCAGCAGCACAAACACCTTGCACCGCGGGAGGACTGCCCGGCCTGCGTCGACCACATGGTCAACGGGCACGGCAGCCTGATCGTGGGACGCTAACCCGAGACTCTGAAGCTCACCGCACGACAAGGCCCCGGACCGTCTGGTCCGGGGCCTTCCGTGTCGCACGGGCGATCCAGCTGCCGCCCAAGCTGTTCGTCGGGAACAAGGTCACCCTCACGTCCAGGAGCCGGCCGAGTTCGTCCAGGGCGTCCTGGCACTCCTGCCGGGTGGTGCCGTGGACCGTGTACCTCGCCATGAGCACAGTCTGCCGGGGGAGCAGGGGCGGCGGGGCGGGAATGAGGGAAGGTCAGCCGCCGTAGAACCGGATCGGCCTTGACGCCGCCTGCCGGGCTGAAGCCTCCAACGCCTGCTCGTCGATCACCAGCAGCTTGCCCTCGGGGCAGACCGGGCTGGCCTTCACCGTCAGGATGCCTGCCATGCCCATGCGGTTGACGGCCTCCTGGATTTCGTCGACACGGTGCGGCTCGCACAGGATGGTGCGCCGGGCGTCACCGATGATCTGCGCGAAGAACCGGGCCTCCTCCTCCGGGGTCATGAGGGGCTCCCAGCGCTCTGCCGTTCTCGCAGTTCGTCGAGCAGCGACGGGTTGACGATCCGGACGATGGTCTCGATGTCCCGGCCCTCGACGGCAGGCCACAGGACGTCGCGCGCGGCCCGGTACTTCGCCGCGAGCCGGGTCCGCTGCTCCTCGGACAGCTGCGCGGCCCGGTCGGGGTGGCTGTTGTGCGCGTTGTCCGCGATCTTCAACAGAACCGCGTCACGCCCCTGCCCAGTGATCCGGGCGACCTTCTCCTTGTAGGGCACACCCCGCTCGTTCGTGACCGCCTCCACCAGTGCGACCACATGGTCCGGCACCCCGGCCTCGCGCAGCTGGTTGGCGGTCCAGTCGGTGTCCTCGATGACGTCATGCAGCAACCCGGCCATCACCAGGTCGTCACCGAACGGGACCAGCCCAGCGGCCACGGCACGGACGTGCTCGATGTACGGGACGCCGATCTTGTCCACCTGGCCGGCGTGGGCGGTGGCGGCCAAGGCGTCGACCTTGGCGATGTTCTTCACGCCTGTTCCCCCTCGACCTGCTTGGTGGCTCGCTCCTTGTCGATGCGGTCGGCGATCTTGCGTGCCCACTCGCGGCTGTACGGCGTGTGCTTGGCGATCGTCATGAGCGGCACGCCAGCGGCCCTGGCATCCGCAACTAGCTCGTCAAGGTTCGTTCGAGCCCTCTCGTGAGCTGTGGTGGCGCGGTCGAGGCGGCGAAGCCAGGAGGCTTCGACGTCGGGTTCGGGGCGTGGCGTCATGCCGTCGATGATCTCACGCGGGTCTGCCAAGTCGGTGGGCAGTGTTTCGCCAACCTTGTGGGCACTGATTCCTGGATTCTTCATGCCAACTATGTTGCACCCTGACGGGTCCCTGTGTCACTATCGAAGTGCCAAGAAAGTTGGCAGTCGAAACCGAGGGGGATCCGCATGAAGCTCACCCAGATCGTGAAGCGCGCAGCCGGCCACTACACCGCCCGCACCACCGCCGGAACCTTCACCATCACCCGCACCGGCCGCACCTGGCACCTCATCGGCCGCCGCATCACCGCCGCCTACCGCACCCTCCGCGCCGCGGTCGCCGCCATCAAGTCCCTCCGCCCCACCCCCCTCGGCGGTATGCCGACCCGCCTCACCAAGAACATCGCCCGCACCCACCAGGCCGCCCGCACCACGACCAAGGCCCTCAAGTACCGGTGCCTCTCCGGCCTCATCGCCGTCGCCGTCGACGCGGGCACCCTCATCCGCACCGGCGACATGCTCGACCGGCTCGGCGCCGACGACCTCAAGGACGGGTACAAGTCCTGGTACGGCCGGTATGTAAAGAAGGCGTACATCGCCGCCAACGGGCAGCCCCCGGTCATGGTGTGGGCGCAGCACCGCACCACCGGCCGGTGGATTCACGTCGCCGCGTACCAGCCCCTCGACCGGGCCCTGTTCATCGGCCTGGCCACGTACAAGCAGACCCGGCACCTGGTCGCCGCCGACTTCGCGGAGTGCGCATAGACCAACTTCCGAGCAGGAGACGCCATGAGCGCAACCGCCGGCTTCTTCGAGGCCGACCGCACCTACCAGCGTCGTCGCTGGATTTTCCAGTGCCTCGCAGTCGCTCCGAGCCCCTTCGATCAGGAGATTCGAGCAGTCGGCTTTCTCTACCGCCCCGGTGAGCCCGCCACTGCAACTGCCCTGGATGCGGAGGACTGGGAGCTCGACGAGTGGAAGCCCACGCCCACCACCCCCGCCCTGTCTCCGGAAGGCCCCCGATGACCGACACCCCGATGACCCCGGACGCCGCCCTGGCCCGTCTCCGCCAGTACGGGGAGCGCACCTCGACCTGGTCGACCGCCACGTACAACGACGGCACCGAGAAGGCCCTGCACCAGATCGCGGTGAGCCTCGCCGGAGAGGTCGAGCGGCTGCGCGGTCGAGTTGCCGAGCTGAAGGCGTCCGTCTGCCGTTGCTTCGACCCGTCCCACCACAACCCGGACTGCGAGCGGGCCGTGGTCGTCTGGAACGGCATCAAGTACAACGCGGCCTCCTGGTACCGCGACGCCGACGGCGAGTGGTGGATGGCCTGCGCCGTCGACGACCAGGGCCAGCCGCTGATGCGGGTCTGGAACGACCCGAGCAACGAGCCGGTGCCCGTCAGCGAGGTCGAGTCGGACTACGGGCCGCTCTACCGATCCGACGACGGGCCGGACGAACTGCGGCAGCCCGAGGGTTTCTGATGACCCCGCTGCCAGCTCCGGCCCCGTTGCCGCCGTGGGAGGACACCCCGGCCGAAGTGAAACGCCGCGACCGCGAATGGTGGGAGCGGGACTATGACAACGACAACGAGGAGTAGACCGATGGCTACCAAGACCAGCGCCCGGGGGCGGTGCCGTGTCTGCGGCAGGAAGTACAAGCTGACCCGGGCCGGGTTCCTGCCCCGGCATTGGGCGCGCAACGAGGACGGGCAGGCCGCCAGCGGCCTCCCGAACTGTCGCGGCGCCGGGATGGCCCCGACCGCATCGCCCACCACCTGACCGCCTCTGGGCTGCTGTGTACGGCACGGCAGCCCACAACCCGAGGAGAACACCATGTCCGAATCCCCACTAGATGCTGCGGTGGAGTGCTTCGAGGCCCAGTACGTGACCCAGTTCTACGGCCACCAGGTCGCCACCCAGCTACGCGCACTCGCCGCCGAGACGCCCGCGCCAGCCGAACAGACCATGCTGACCGAGACCGAGCGGCAACTCCTCGACTTCGCCCTGGAACTGGCCGAAGAGGAAATCCACGCCCGGAACCTGGAGATCCCCGCCAAGGACCGGGACGCGCTCACCTCGCTCCGCCGCCTTGTCGACGACAGCACCACCCAGGAGCCCCCGCGATGATCCAGCCCGGACAGACCCGCGACGAGGCCGCCGAGCCGTACTGCACCGGTGACCGGTGCGGCGACTGCATCCCACCCAAGGACAAGGTCCACGGCGAGGACGACTGCTGCGAGGCCAGCTGCGGATGCTGCCCCCGCGTCGACGCGCACGGTCACTGCTTCCTCTACCCCGGCAGCGAGGAGGACTCGAAGTACTGCGACCAGCACGGCGAAAGGTGGCTCTTCGACCTCACCCCCGCCGCCGAACGCCGGTACCAGATCCTCCGCAACGCCTGAACGGCTGGACGCCCACCGGCTCTTCTCTCATACTTGAAGTGCTCCCAGCATGCGAGCACACCCAGGCTTCTGCGGAACCTTGCCCGGGACCACGCACGCAGAAGCCACCACCCTGGGCCCGTCCTGAACCATCAGGCGGGCCCGAGGCATTGCACGGGTGCGGTAGGTGATTCATACGTGAATGGAGCCACGTACCCTACGATTCTATGGTGAAGTCGATACTCCACTGAAGAATCGTTGGTCAGGAGTCGTAATGGCAGCAGGAGCCGCACCCTACCGAAAGCTCGACCCCGCCCTTCGGGCCGAACGGGCCGCCATCGTCTTCGACCTCCGCCTCCAAGGCCTCAGCTACCGGCAAATCGACATCCTCACCCAAGCCCCCGACGGCCCCACCGGCGGCCACCGCATCAGCGCCACCAGCGCCAAAGAACTCCTCTACGAGGAAGTCGAACGGCGCGTCGACCCCAAAGTCGACGCCTGGCGCACCCTCCAGCTCGACCGCCTCGACGGCGTGCTACGCGACCACCTCGCCCTCCGCAACGCCAACTGGGACAAGGCGATGGACGGCGAGGAGCGCCCCGCCCTCGCCGTCGACCGGGCCCTCAACGGCGTCACCAAAATCGTCGAAGCGCAGAACAAGCTCCTCGGCCTCGCCACCACAAAGATCGAAGCCCAAGTTGTCGAGGTCACCCAGCAGGACGTCGAGCTCCAGGAAATGATCCGCACCGCCAAAGCCAAGGCCGCCCTCGAAGAGGCCGCGATCGTCGACGGCGAGGCCGGCGAATGACCCGAACCGGCTACTACTACGAGTCTCTCGCCCCGGGCTGGCTGCACCACGACAGCGGCTACCGGGCGGCCCTCACCCAGCACATGCGCGACCGCATGGCACTCCAAGGGTTCGAGATCGTCGCCCCCATCCGCATCCGGCAGGTCACCGACGGTGTTCCCGCCCCGGTCGGCATGGTCCTGCTGCGAGTCGACACCGAAGTCGAGGAGTTCGACATCGAGGTTGGCGAAGAAGGGGCGGGCCAGGCGCAGGAAGACGCCCCAAGTGGACCTTGAGCTGGGACAATTGGGCTACGCCACCAACCAGAAAGCCCCGGCGAGTGCTGATGACACTCCCGGGGCGCGGCCCACCTGAAAGAGCAGGCAGACGTGACGAAGACTACTCGGGGCCGAACCCCCAACGATCGCTGTGGAACCTGTGGCAGAGGCAAGGCGGAGGAGCCAGAACAGTTCCGCGTAAGGCGCCGCAACGGGAAGGAGGCGCCCCACTGCGACTGCAGGCCCTGCGAGGCCGTGAAGCGACGGGCCAAACAGAGAGAGCGGGAGCTCAGCGCTGAGCGATGTGCCGTTGAAGAATGCTCACGATCAGTGCTTGCGCGAGGTTGGTGCGCAGGTCACTACAGTCGCTGGCGACAGAAGGGGGACGTTGGGGGAGCCGAGCTCCGCCGGCGCGGAAGTGGTGTTGAGGCATGCTCCTTCCTCGGGTGCGGTAGGCCGCACCTATCTAAAGGGCTGTGCGTCGGTCACTACGGACAGAAGGCGGCAGGTCGCCCCCTCGTCCCCATCAGGAAGAAGCGCTTTCCGGCGGCGCGGGATGAAATGGGGCGGAAGCAATGCACCTCATGCGACGCCTGGCTATCCCCTGAACGGTTCTCCCGAAGAGTGGCATCTGAGGATGGGCTCTCCCCTTCCTGCCGAAGGTGTCAACGTGATCGTCAACTGAAGCGGTGCTTCGGAATTACGCTCGCTCGGTACGAATCGATTCTGGCGGGCCAGGGGGGCGGTTGCGCCGTATGCGGCAAGCCAGAAGAGGCCAACGGGAAAATGCTCGCCGTAGATCATGACCACACGTGCTGCCCAGATCGGTTGACGTGCGGAGCCTGTGTTCGCGGCTTGCTGTGCAGTGGCTGCAACCTTCATCTTGGAGCGATCGGCGACAGAGTTGATCACCTTGAGGCGATGGTTGCGTACCTGCGTGGCGCAACCTAGGAATCAACGAATGGCGACCAAGAGATCGAAGGGGGCAGTGTGAGCGACGCGACAGCTATAGCGGACATCGCCGTGTCCGATCCGTATGACCCCCATGCGAACGCTGAGACGTTCGACTTTCAGGCCTGGCTCGCCTCTCTCGACGCTCGCCTACTGGCAGCATCGGAAGGCCGGCGCCTCCTGACCAGGCTATCGCCTGCCCTTTTCGCCGTGACGTACCTGCGTCACCATCTTCAGGACGTCGACGGCAACATCTCCTTCGCGGACGCCCACCTCGACTGGTGTCGTGCCGCCCGCTCATGGGTTCGCCCAGTGCGGCAGCCAGCCGAGCAGCGTGACGCCTGGGTTGCCCCGCGGAACACAGGGAAATCGACTTGGTGGTTCCTGATTCTGCCCCTGTGGGCGGCGGCGCACGGACACGTCAAATTTGCTGCTGCGTTTGCAGCGTCAGCTTCACAGAGTGAAACCCACCTCGGAACCTTCAAGGGGGAAGTAGATCGCAACGAACTCTTGCGACAGGACTTCCCTGACCTCTGCGCCCCAGCCCGGCGCCCTTCGGGTGCGAACGTTGCTGACACGCAGTCGATGTACGTGGCCAAGAGCGGATTCGCGTTCGCAGCAAGGGGCATCGACAGCTCCAGCCTCGGCATGAAGATCGGGGAGCAGCGACCTGACCTCTTGCTGCTAGACGACATTGAGCCAGACGAAAGTAGCTATTCACCCGATCTCGCCGCGAAACGGAAGACGACTCTTCTCGACGCGATCTTGCCCCTCAATATCTATGCGCGGGTGGTGATTTCGGGCACGGTCACTATGCCGGGATCCGTGATCCACCAGCTTGTAAAGGCAGCTCGCGGCGTTGAGACGGCCGACTGGATCCGCGAAGAGGGCATCCGCGCCCACTACTCAGCTCCGATCGTTGAACGCCCAGACGGCACCGAGCGCAGCATGTGGCCAGCGAAGTGGCCCTACCCCTACCTCCTCAGCATCAGGGCCACGCGCTCCTACGCCAAAAACATGGCCAACGATCCCATGGGCGCTGACGGTGACCTCTGGACTCCTGACGACTTCCGCTACCCCGGGGAAGAGGGGCCTGACCCGGTTACGCACATGATGCTGAGCATCGACCCTGCGGTGACTACGAAGAAGAAGTCGGACTTCACCGCCTTGGGCGTTGTCTCGTGGTCGGCGCGCCACCGGCGTTGCACCGTGCACGATGCGTGGTCGCTGAAGATCCAGCCTGGCCCGCTGCTCCGGAACCGGGTCCTGGCGGTCCTGGACGAGCACCCGGAGATCGGCCTGATCCTCGTGGAGATCAACCAGGGCGGGGATACCTGGAAAGCGATCTTGCACGACATGCCGGTGAAGGTGAAGACCGTTCAGCAGGTGGAGAACAAGTTCACCCGGGCTGAGGGCGTCCTGAATCACTACCAGCGGGGCCGGGTGATCCACGCCCGCAAGCTCGTCGACCTGGAGCAGCAGATGTGCGCGTTTCCGAAGGCGCCGCACGACGACATGGTCGACGCTGTCGGGTCCGCGGTCCGCCGGTTCATCCCGCCAGCGAAGAAGACGGCGTCGGCGACGCAGTCCACCTATGTGTAGCACCGAAGAATCTTCGGGCAAACCCGCGTCCGGGCGAAGCTTCTAATCCAAGGAGCCTCAGTTATCCTTTGATTCGTAGGTCAAGGGCTGGAGGCTGCCTTGGATGACAGGTCGATCAACGATCTGATGCTGGGCATACGCGAGCTCGACGACGCCCGCCCCGGCTACGCCAAAGCTCAGGCCTACTACGACGGCGACGTCGCAGAGGTCTTCTCGTCCAGCAGGATCCGCCGCGCGCTCGCCGCGAAGGGCATCGACTTCCGTCTCAACTTCGCCAAGACCCCCGTCACCGCAGTCGTCAAACGGCTGAAGATCGCGGCGATCACCAGCCCGGACGACGCGCAGAGCGAAGCCCTTGCCACCATATGGCGCGAAAACCAGCTCGCCCTCGAAGTCCCAGACCTGCACTCCAAAACCTGCATGTTCGGTGACGGCTACCTCATGGTCCTCCCCATCGAGGACGACAAGGGCAAGGTCACCGGTGTCGAGATGTACTACAACTCGCCCACCACGGTGCGCGCCATCTACCGCGAAGACCGCCCCCGCGAAGTCAACTTCTACATCAAGCGGTGGACCGAACACGGCCGCGTCCGCGCCGAGCTCTTCTACAACAACCACGTGAAGCGCTGGACCACCAAGAAAGACAGCAAGGGCAGCGAACCCGGCGACTGGGAACCGTGGCTCGTCACCCCGGACGGCGACGAAAGCCCCGACCCCGACTCCTGGTTCATCCCGCACACCTGGGGCTGGGAGCAGCACCCGGTCTTCCACTTCCGCAACGCACGCCCCTACGGGCGGCCCGAACATGCCGACGCCTACGGTGCGCAGAACGCCGTCACCAAGCTGACCACCACGCACATGGGCACCGTCGACTACCAGGGCGCGCCCCAGCGGTACGCCCTCACCGAAGCCGCCAACACCGACACTTCGGATCTGGAGCCCGGCGACTGGGACGACGATGACTGGCCGCCCAACGAGCCGAACACTGGGCCGCGCGACAGCGGCGACGACTCCGCACTGAAAGCTGACCCCGGCGGCATGTGGTTGCTTCGCGGCTTCAAGGGCGTGGGAGAGTTCAAGGCCGCCGACCCCAAGGCGTTCCTCGACCCCGCCGACTGGTACGTCCGGGCCATGGCCCACGTCAGTGACACCCCGTCGCACCACTTCGACATCAGCGGCGACGAACCCTCTGGTGAATCCCGGCGACGCAAGGACGCCCCTCTCGTCGACAAGGTCGAAGACCGGCAGAAGCTCTTCGGGGCCACCCACGTCGAAGCGCACGTCTTCGCCCTGAAGCTGCTGGGCTTCGAGGATCCGGTCGTGGACGTCCGCTGGAAGCCGGCCGCCATGGTCGAGGACAGCGAGGGCTGGAAGACCGTCAGCGAGAAGGTCGCCAACGGCGTGCCGCGCAAGCAGGCTTTGATGGAGACCGGCTACCGGCAAGAGCAGGTCGACGAGTGGCTTGACGGGGTCGACGACGCCGAACTCCAGCGGCGCGTCGACATTCTCGCCAGCCTTGCGGACTCCGCTCAGAAGCTCGGCGCCGCCGCCGCACTGGAAGTCGTCAACAGGGAGCAGGTCACCGCACTCCTCAATGGCGCTCTCTCCGAGGTGGAGCTCCTCGCCGGTGTACAGGAGGCCACCTGATGGCCACCCCGGAGGAGCTCGCCGACCTTGTACAGCAGGACCACACCGGCGAGATCAGCACTCTCGAAGAGGCCGCCATTGCGGCGCTGCTTGCGGGCACGGGCGTGCAGTTCGAGCGGCTGATCCGCAGGACGCTCACCGCCTGGACCATCGCCTTCGGCAGCCCGGACGCTCTGGCCACCCCGGGGGCGGCGTTGAACCGCCTCATGGCGTCGGTGCGCTCGGTCGTGCGCCGCATCGTTGGTGACCTCGGGAAGCGTGCTGCGGCAGCGTTGACTGAAGTGCTGCCGTCGATCGCCCGAGCCGCCACCCAGCAAGGGGCAGGATTCGTGCGGGCCGCGTCCGGGCGCCCGTTCCAGCAGCCACCGGCAAGGGTCCCCTCCCGCATGAAGGCCCGTGCCGCAGCTATGGCTGACGCTGTCGACGAGCAGGTGCTCCGGTCGCTCACCGCCTTGAAGGCCCGCACGGTTCGCCGCTGGTCCGATGTTCTCACCGGTATCGGCATCGCGCGCAGCGTGACATCGACCGTGGAGCGGCATGTGGCCACCGCGGTCACCGACGTCGTCAACGACACCTTGCAGATGACGGTGCGCATGGTCGGGGGGATGCGCCTCTGGATCGCTGAGGCCGATGCCTGCGTGACCTGCTCCGCCTACTCCGGACTCCTCGCCGACGCTGGCACGCCCTTCCTTGGCGGCCTCTCGTGGGATCCCAGCCAGCGCACTGACGGTGCTGACCGCATCGACTCGCCGCCGGTGCATCCGCGGTGTCGTTGCCGTGTCCTCCCGTGGCTGCCTCGCTGGTCCGCCGGCCAAGTCCCGCTGCCGCTGCATCTCCAGAGGCGGGCCCGCAGCAACATCGCACACGGTCACGGCAGGCCCAGCGAATCCAGGGCCGCCCGGGTGCGGGCAGCCGCAGAGTTGCTGCGGTCCGGTGTTGACCTCCCCCCAGACGTGCGTGCCGCCGCCCAGCGTGCGGTCCGCAACCGGCGGTTCGCCGCCGCATAGACCCGGCGCCCGCGAAGGGCCGCCGCTACACCCCCGTGATGGAGGACCAATGAACCTCACCGATCCCGACATTCACCCGGCCGGCATCAGCCTGCCGCCCGGCACGATCATCGGCTACGTCGCCGGCCGCCCCATCTTCAACGTCGCGGGCGGCGCCCCGGACGACGACGAGATCGAAGTCGACGACACGGTCGACGAGGAGCCCGAGCCGGAAGAGGAGGTCGAGGAGCCGAATGGGGACCCGAAGCCGAAGCCCCCGGCCAAGGCGGCGGAAGCCCCGAAGCCGGGCGACGACGACTACGTCGCCCCGTCGAAGGATGAATGGGCGCGCACTCAGGCTGCGCTGAAGAAGGCCAACGACGACGCGAAGCGCCACCGGCTCCGCAACAAGGAGCTTGAGGAGAAGACCCGCGCTGATGAGACAGAGCACGAGAAGGCGCTGCGCCTCGCCCGGGAGGAAGGCGAGAAGCTGTACCGCGCCCCCCTGGTGAAGACGGCCGCCCGAGGCGCGCTCGTCGAGGCAGGGGCACTGTCGTTCCTGTCCGAGGAGAAGGAGCCGGAGAGTCGCGAAGCGAAGGACAAGGGGGAGTCGCGCCTCAACCGGCTGATGCGCCTGCTCGACACGGACGCCCTCGAAGTCGACGAGGATGGTGCCGTGTCCGGGCTGGAAGCCGCAGTGGACGACCTGCGCCAGGACTACCCGGAACTCTTCTCCGCTCCCGCACGCAAGACGAAGGTTCGGCCGAGCATCGCCCCGAAGCCGCCGGCGGATGAGAAGCCGAAGTCGGCGGCGGAGCGGCACGCGGCGAAGGTGCTAGGCAACGCTTGACATTCGAAGGTATATTCATCACCAGATGAATTGATTCGGTGATCGAATCGAGGAATCGCCCTTGTATGCGAAGGCGCCCGTGATGGGGCCCGAGCCCACCAGCTTCCCCATCACGCCGCCCGCAGGAGGGCTCTCATGGCACGTAACACCGTTGAGGCATGGATCCCCGAGGAGTACGGCTCCGAGGTCATCCAGCGGATCACCCAGACGTCCGTCGTCGAGGCCGTCGCCAACCGGGTCCCCATGTCGTCCGACACCCGCCACGTCCCCCGCTCCGCCGGGATGGGCGTCGAGGTCGTCGACAAGGGCGGGGCCTACGGCGAGGACGTCTCCAACAACGACGACGTCCTGCTCTATGCGAAGAAGTTCGGCAAGGTGCTCCGCATCGCCGAAGAGGACGTCGACGACTCCCTCGTCAACATCCTCAACGTGAAGATGAAGGACTGGGGGATCTCCTACGCGAAGATCCTCGACAACGCGTCCCTCGCCGTCACCGCGGCCCCGGGTACCGGTGTCCCGTTCCAGTCGCTGTACTACCTGCTCAGCCAGACCGACAACAACCTCGGCTACACCGGCAGCAGCAACATCACCGTCGCGGGCACCGGCGGCGCGACCTACGCGAACTTCTCCGACGCGATCGGCCTCGTCGAGGCGGGCGACTACTACGACCCCGGCACGATGCTCGCCATCGCGCACCCGACGTTCAAGAAGTCCCTCCGCGGCATCCTCGACGGCCAGCAGCGCCCCATCTTCATCGAGGGCCTCGCCGGAACGCCGGACACCATCTTCGGTGTGCCGATCAAGTGGTCCCTCGGTGCCCGCACCTCGCCGGTCGCCACGTCGGCCCCGACCGGTCGCCCCATCATGGCGTTCGTCTCCACCGACCTCATGCACCTCGGCATCCGGTCCGGCCCCGAGTCCGTGTTCATCGACGGCCGCGACGGCACCAGCGCCCTGACCGACGAGTCGCTCCTCAAGATGCGCGCCCGCCGCGGCTTCGTGTACGGCCACCCGGCCGGCGCCTCCATCCTCGTCGGCTGACCTTCCGTGCGATCCCCGTACCGTCCTCATGGCTGGGCGGTACGGGCCACCACAGGAGGTGAGCCATGGCAACCAGCAAGCCCACCACCAAGGCCGCGGCGAAGAGCCCGCAGTCCGACGAGGCGAAGGTCCGCGCCAAGGAGTTTCCGGCCGTTGCCGGTGCCCCGGAGGTCGAGGTCGACGAGCGGTCCCCGGACGGCTCCGACGGGCTCCGGCACATCAAGGAGTTCGTCGTCCCCAAGGCCACCTGGCCGTCCCGTGACGAGGACGAGGCGCACGAGGCGAACGCGGCGGCGGTCGCCAACGAGGCCATCCAGCGGGGCCTCCACCCCCGCGGTGTCGCCCGCTTCGACGGCACTGAGGAGCACCCGGACGGCCTGTCGCTGACCCTGCGCTACTCGGTACAGGTCGTGCCGTCGTCCATCGACCACAACGCCCCGGACACCACCACGCCGCGCGACGTCCTCACCCGCGACGGCGAGGACTGACATGGGCAGTGTCTGGGCAACGCCGCAGCAGGTCGACGCCACCGGTGTGGCCGTGACCGCGCAGCTGCTTGCCCAGGCACAGGACGACATCGAAATCTTCTCCGGCCGGATCTATGCCGACACCGACCGGATCCGGGCCAGGGACGTGCACTGGCTGGGCGCGGCGGTCGCCCGACAGGCCGCCTGGCTGACCGAGCAGTACGACGTTGCGACCCGCCTCGATGCCACCGAGACCTCCCAGGACGGTGTCAGCAACAAGCTGACGGCGGACGGGGCAGTCCTGGCGCCGATGGCGGGCAAGGCGCTGCGCCGCTGCTCCTGGATGCGGTCCCGCACCGTGCACGTCGGCGCCCCGTTCGAAGGCGGCCGGTACGTCACCAACCAGCTACTGGAGTCAGGGGACGACGGCCAGGCGTGGAGGCCGATGCCATGAGAGCCATCGCCAACACCAGGGTCACCGTCCTCACCGGCACCAGCTTCGACGGCTGGGGCGACACCGTCGACAACAACACCGTCGCCGTGTCCGGGATCCCCGCGTCACTGGTGGAGCGGTCCCGGCTGATCACCACACCGGAGCAGCCCACCCCCCGCGTCATCCGCTACACCGTCGGCCGGCTCCCGGGCCGCACCCCGGTGGGGCCGGAGGACCGGATCCGCGACGACCGCACCGGTGCCATCTACGCCATCACCGCCGTCACCCCGCCCAGTGGGGTCGGCCACCAACCTGACCTGCGACTGGACCTGAAACGCGTCACCTGAACCACCGGCCGTGCGGGCCACTCCCGGGGAGACCGGGATCCGCACGACCACCGAACAACCCGAGCCGGAGAGGAGCGGGCATGCAGATCGACCACGCATCCATCGAAGCGCACCTCGGCATCGCCGAGAACGAGCTCCTCGACCACCTCGGGGAGCTCATCAAGGCGGATGCCCGCGAGTTCGCACCGAAGGACACCGGCACACTCGCCGCGTCGATCGACCACGAGGTCGACGACCAGGTGTTGCGCGTCGGCTCGAACCTGGACCGGGCGATCTGGATGGAAGAGGGCACGAAGCCGCACGTCATCCGCCCGAAGAACGCCAGGGCGCTGTTCTGGCCCGGCGCCGAACACCCTTGGGCGCTCGTCAACCACCCCGGCACCATGGCCCAGCCGTTCCTTCGTCCCGCCTTGTGGATCCGACGGGAGGCGGCGTGATGGCCACCATCCTCAAGCGCGCCACCACCGACCTCGTAGCCATCGCCTGGCTGAAGGATCTGGTCGGGGACATCGTCGCCACCGCCGTGCCCCGCCTGCCCGAGACGGGCATCCCCACCTGGGCTGAGACCGGGTTCGTCACGGTCCACACGTCCAGCGGCGGCGCCAACATGTACGTCCCCATGCGCATGCCCGTCGTTCTCGTCGACTGCTGGGCAGCCTCACCCAACAGCGTCAAGCCGCCGTGGAACAAGGCGACCGCCCTGGCGGAGACCATCGTCGCCGGCTGCCTCGACCACCAGAGCAACCCCCGGCTCCTCACCCTCCCGGCTGGCTACCCGCACGCCCGGGTGCTGTCCGCGTACACGGTGCAGGAACCCCGCCGCCCCGTCATCCCCGGCGGCGGTGAAGCCTCGGCGGACCTTGGTTCGTGGGCGCGGATCGTGATGGCGCTGCAGCTGCACTGGGTGGAGGTCGGCTCATGACCACCACCCGCTGGGCGATCGAAGGCCCCCGCTCCCGCGACCTCCTCACCCATGGCGGCCGGGTCATCGTCCACGGCAACCGCCACGAACTTGAGTGGATCATCACGGGCGCACGCATCGTGCAATGCCCCCGCAGCATCCCGCCCGAGCAGACCATCGGCCTGCGCTGGCTGCCCCAGTTCGAGGGCGTCACCTGGCCGCTGCGCCGCGAGGAGTGGCGCACATGAACTTCTCCCTCCACGCCCCCACCCAGCGGCCCATCCGGGTCACAACTCTAGGAGGACCGCCATGGCGGTGGACCCCGACAACCTAATCCAGGGCCCGGCGACGCTGTACCGGGGTGCGTTCGGAGCCGCGGAGCCGGCCGACTCGGCGCTGAACTCGACGCCAGCCGCGTCCGCGTGGTCCGACGTCGGCGGTACGACGGACGGCGTGAAGCTCGCCATCGAGAACACCTACGGGGAGCTGGAGGTCGACCAGATCGTCGACCGTGTCGGCTCCCGCCTGACGAAGCGCAACACCAGCGTCGAGACGAACATGGCAGAGGTCACCCTCGGGAACCTCGCCTACGCCCTCAACGGCGGTACCACCGCGTCCGGTTCGGGCTACCAGACCTACGAGCCGAACGACTCGTCCTCAGCCACCCAGCCCGCCTACTCGGCCGTGCTGTTCGACGGGTGGGCCCCTGACCTGGCCCGCCGCCGGGTCATCGTCCGCAAGGTGCTGTCCGTCGACTCCATCGAGCTGGCGTACACGAAGGACAAGCAGACCGTCCTGAAGGTCAAGCTCCAGGCGCACTACGTCAGCCCGTCGGTAAAGACCTACAAGATCGTCGACGGCATCGTTCCGTAACCCCTCAAGCGGCCGGGCCCGAAACCTGTGGAGGGAGGCGGGCCCGGCCACCTCCCTCCACCCCTCCACAGAAACGGAACAGGTCATGGCCGCCAACGCTCGAACCGCCACGAAGAAGCGCACCAGCCCCAAGCCCAAGGCTGCCCCCGAGGTCGCCGAGGACTTCGAGCCGGTACGCCTCACCTCCAAGCCCGCCGACACGGCCGAACGGATCGTCCTCTTCTACGTCGACGACCAGGAGTTCTCGATCCCCAAGCAGGTCGGCCGCAACCACGGGCTGCGCTACCTGCGCACCATGCGCAAGCAGGGCGAGGCGCTTGCCGCCCAGGAGCTCCTCGAAGTCCTCATCGGCGAGGACGGCTACACCGCGCTCATGGACTGCGACGACCTCACTGACGAACAGCTCGACCAGATCATGAACCGGCTCCGCGACATGGCCCTCGGCGAGGTCGAGGACGAGGCGGGGGGAAAAGCCAAGGGCCGCTGACCGCAGGGGCCTGGACCTGGTGGCATCTGGCCGCTGCCACCCTCCCCTGGATCACCGCCCTGACCGACCAAGCCACCTCGCCCCCCTGGGCCGAAGAGTGGCGGACCCGCAGCGACCAAGTCGGCTGGGTTCTCGCCTATCAGCGGGACCTGGACGCGGACTTCCTGGCCCACTACGGCATCGACCTGGAGGAGGACGACATGACCGGACCCCGGTTCTTCGCCCTTGCCCAGCGCACCTTCGCGTACTCCGGCGTCATGGCCGCACGCGCCGCCGAACAGGAAAACGACACCAGCTCCACGCCCCGCACAGCCCCACGTACCGAGCCGACTCCCGCACCGGAACCCGCACAGGTCCAGTCCGTGGCCGCCCTCGCCGCCCGGTACCCGGAGGAGATCGAACTGGTGAGAGTGGTGGCCGATGGGTGAGTTCAGGCTGGCCGGCGCCTACGTCGAGGCGCGCATGGACCGCACCAAGCTCAACGCGGACATTGCGAAGCTCCAGCGGGAGAAGGTCACCCTCAAAGCCCGGGTGGAACTGGACACCAGGGAAGCGGACCGGCGCATCGTCCGACTGGTCCGCGACCGCCGCGTCAAGGTCGGCGTCGATCTGGACGAGCGGGCTGTCACGGCGTCGCTGCAGCGGCTGACCCGCGACCGCGCCATGCAGGTCAAGATCGACCTGGACGACAGGGCGTTGACCCGCCTGGCCAGCCGCCGCGTCGACATCAACGCCACGCTCAACGAGGCAGCCCTGCGGCGCACCGAACGGGCGCTCGACAAGCTGACCGCAGACCGCACGGTCCGCATCCTCGCCACGGCTGACACCCGGGTCGCAGCGGACGAGATCCGCAACCTCACCCGCCGCCAGAGGGTGCGCATCGGTGTCGACGTCGACACCCGGGTCGCCGCCAACGACATCGCGAACCTCACCCGGCGACGCATGCTCCGCGTCACCGCAGACGCCGACACCGCCGCCGCCGCCAACAGCCTCCGCTTCCTCACCCGCGACCGGCGGATCAACATCCGCACCAGCATGCTCGGCCTCGGCAACCTCGGCAGCCTCGGCTCCAGCCTCGGATCCTCCGCCTCCTCCGCCGGGATCCTCGGCAGCCGGTTCATGATGCTCGCCTCAGCCGCCCTCCTGGCCCTGCCGGCCGTGGCATCCCTGGGGCAGGCCATCGTCCAGATGGGACCCGCTGCCGCCCTTGCCGTCCCCGCACTGGGCTCGCTGATCACGATGGGTGCCGCACTGGGCGTGGGCCTGCACGGTGTCGGCACGGCGTTCAAGTCGGCGTTCGAGACCGGCGCCTCTTCGGCGACCGCAGCAGTGTCAGCCGCCCGCGCCGTGGAGTCCGCGCAGATCAACGTCGCCCGGTCCGCCCGCTCCCTCAAGGAAGCACAGGTCGACGCGGCCCGGCAGATCGCCGACGCGCAGAAGCGGGTCCAGGACGCCGTTGAGGACGTTCGCGACGCCGAAGTGCAAGCCGCCGCAGACCGGCGGGCGGCGCTGCAGCGGGTAGCCGACGCTGAACGCGACCTCGCCGACGCCCAGGCGGACGCAACCCGAGCGCAAGAGAACCTCAACGACGCGCGTAAAACCGCCGCCGACCAACTCCAAGACCTCGCGAACCGCCTGACGTCCGCCGAACTGGACCAGCGTGACGCGGTCATGGACGTCGCCGACGCGGAGAAGGCACTCAGCACCCTGAAGGCGAAGGGTTCTGCGGCGAACGCCGAAGACCTGGCCCGCGCCCAGCTCGCCTACGACAAGGCTGTACAGCGCCTGAAGGAGCAGCGGCTCGAAACGCAGCGTCTCCAGGAGGAGAACGCCGCCGCGGCGAAGGCGGGCATTGAGGGCTCCGACGGGGTCAAGGCGGCCCACGAGCGGGTCGCCGACGCGCAGCGGAGCGTGAGCGACAAGGCCCGCAGTGTGGGGGAGGCGCAGGCGAACGCGGCGGCGGTCGCGAAGGCTGGTGCCGAGTCGGTGCGCGATGCGCAGGAGGCGCTGGCTGCCGCCCAGCAGGGTGTGGCGGACGCCCAGGTGGCCGCGTCCCGCCGAGTTCGCGGCGCCCAGGAGGCGCTGGCCGATGCGAACCGCGCCGTGGCCGCCGCGATGGCGCAGGGGTCGACAGAGGCGACGAAGTTCAACGACGCCATGTCCCAGCTGTCCCCGAACGCCCGTAGCTTCGTGAACGCCGTGAAGGGCATCGCCCCGGCCTGGTCCGCGGTCCGTGTGGACGTTCAGGACGCCCTGTTCAGGGGGCTCGGCGACACTCTGACCCGCATGTCGACTGCGGTGCTGCCTGCGGTGCAGACCGGCCTTGTCGGCATGGCCTCGGTCCTCAACGGCATGGCAACGAGTCTGATGGACACGTTTGCCACCCTTGGCAAGAGCGGCACCCTGGCGCAAATGTTCAGTGGGCTCACCGCCGGGATGCAGCCTCTGGTGCAGGTGCCGGGGCAGATCGCGCAGGCATTCGTCCAACTGTCCGTCGCCGCCTCACCGGCGTTCACGCGCATGACGACGGCCGCAGGCGAGGCAGCAACCAGGATCTCCGACAAGCTCTCAGAAGCGTTCGCGTCGGGCCGACTGGAGACGGCGATCGAGACTGCGGTCGGTGTCGTCAAGCAGTTCGGTGCCCTGCTTGGCGACATCTTCGGGACGGTCGGGAACATCCTCAAGGCCGCCGGTGCCGGTGCCGGAGATGCCCTGGGTGGGCTCGGCGCCGTCTTCCAGGAGCTGCGCCGCATCACCGCGATGCCTGAAGTGCAGAAGATGCTCACCACGATCTTCACGGCCGTCAACGCCATCGCCAAGCTGATTGCGACCACCCTCGGTGCCGTAATCATGGCGGTGCTGCCCCTCCTCACCGCCCTCGCACCCACCATCACCGCCCTTGCGGAAGCGCTTGGCCCGGTCCTTGCGCGACTGGCCCAGGCCCTCGGCGAAGCACTCATGCCGATCATGAAGGCGCTGCTCCCGATCGTCGATACGGTCGGCGCCGCACTGATTGACGTCGTCACGGCGGTGATGCCGCTGTTGGCCCCGGTTGGCGCGCTCATCGCAGCCATCGTGGCGGCCATAGCCCCCGTCATCTCCGTCGTTCTCGACACCGTCGTGACGATGGCCGGGTCCTTGTCCTCGATGCTGCTGCCGGTCATACAGTCGCTGATTCCCGTCATCACCCTGATCGGCCAACTGTTTGCCGACCTGGCCCCCGCGTTCGCTCAGATCACGCTGGCGCTGCTGCCACTGATCCCTCCGCTGGGAGTTCTGGCGGTGTCGATGTCGAAGCTCCTCGTGGAAGTCCTGACCCCGCTGATCCCGGTCATCGTCAAGCTGGCCGGCGTCGTTGCCGGGATGCTCGCGGAGGCCATCGCCACATTCGTGACGGTCCTGACTCGGGTCATCGGGGAGATCCAGAAGTTCGTGGACGCGGTGACCGCCGGCGTCGAGTGGGTGGTCGAGAAGTTCGAGTGGCTCTACGACGTCCTCGTCGGCCACAGCATCATCCCTGACCTCGTCAAGGAGATCGTCCGGTGGTTCACGGACCTGTGGGCGAAGACGAAGAAGATTTTCACCGACCTGAAGGACGGGGTCGTGAAAATCTGGACCAGCTTGTGGAACGGCCTCAGGGAGAAGTGGAACAGCTTCTACGCCCAGCTCAAGTCGTCCATCGGCTCTGCGTGGACCAGCGTCAAGAACTCGGTGAGCTCACTGCGGACCAGCGTCACCAACACGTGGACCGGCCTGTGGAACAGCGCCCGGGACAAGGTGACGTCGACGTTCTCCTCGATCCGAGGCAAGATCAGCGACTTCCGCAGCAGCATGACCACCGCGTTTAGCACGCTGCGGGACGGCATCGGGAAAATCTGGAGCGGCATCCAGAGCAAGCTCGCCTCCCCCATCAAGTGGGTGGTGGGCAACGTCTACAACGATGGCGTTCGCAAGATGTGGAACACCATCGCCGGGAAGATCAACAGCAAGATCGTCCTCCCCGCGATCGGCCTCAAGTTCGCGAAGGGCGGCATCGTCCCCGGGCAGGGAACCGGCGACACCGTCCCCGCCATGCTCACCCCCAACGAACGCGTCCTGTCCCTGAACCAGGTCGCCCAGCTCGGCGGCCACCGGGCCATCGATGCCATGCTCGGCAAGGACCGCTCCGAAGGCCGCACCGGCGGCAACCCCGACAACCGCGTCGCCCAGGGCATGCAGAAATTCGACAAGGGCGGCATCGTCGGCACCCTCTCCAGCATCGGCGGAGCCATCAGCGGCGGCATCGACTGGGCGAAAGACCTCGTCATCGGCGGCCTCAAGTCCGCCGCCCAGAAAGCCATCAGCAGCGTCGTCCGCCCCCTCATCAACCAGATACCGGGCGGCTCATCCCCCTACGGGCGCCTCACCAAGGGGGTCCCCAACAACCTCCTCGACAAGATGCTCGGCTTCCTCGGCAACGAGGACAAGAAGGCCGTCGGCGGCCCCAGTGTGCAGCGCGGCCTTGCCTGGGCCCGCACCCAGCACGGCAAGGCCTACCAGTGGGGAGGAAACGGAAACCCGAGCTGGGACTGCTCCGGCCTGGTCTCCGCGATCGAGTCCGTCATCCGCGGCGAGTCCCCGCACCGCCGGTGGGCCACAGGTGCGTTCAGCGGCAACACGGCCCCCGGCGGCTGGGTGCGCAACCTCAGCAGCCCCTACCAGATCGGCATCACTAACGCCGGTGTCGGCCACACCGCCGGCACGATCGCCGGCGTCAACGTCGAGTCCAGAGGCGGTGACGGTGTCGTCATTGGCTCCGGAGCCCGCGGCGTCAACTCCGCCATGTGGACCGACCGGTACGGGTACGCGCCCGCCACGAAGTACGACACCGGCGGCCTTCTCCAGCCCGGCCGCACCCTCGTCGACAACCAGACTGGCAAGCCCGAAGCCGTACTCACCGCCGAGGAGCGGGCTGCGTTCGAGGACATAGTCCGCAACGGCGCCGGGATCACCATCGGGAACATCAACGTCAACGGCACTTTCGACCTGTCCAGCCCGACCAGCCGCAAGGCTGCAGCAGAAGCCATGGTCTCGGAGATGAACGAGGCGCTCCGCAACTGGAACAGGGGCCGTCAGCGATGACCGACTGGGGCAGCATCCGGCTCAACCGCACCCTCCTGAGGGAGACGTTCACCGCCACGGAGGCGGGCATCAACAGGGCCCTCGACCTGGACGGTCAGGAATCAACCCCACCCCTCGACCGTGCCGTCCTGGTCGCCACCCACGACAACATCAACGCCCTCGACTCCGACAGCCCCGTCGCCGTCACCTTCACCGACAAGCCGGAGCGCAACGGCTACTACCAGGTGAAGGCCTGCGGGTCGGCGATCACGGAGGAGCGGGGCGACCGGGTCATCGCCAACTGGAGAATCGGCCTGGACCGCCTCGGCACTGCCGGGGAGGTCGACCTGCAGAGCCGCCTCACCGGGGCAGTGCGCCTCAACGATTTCGGGCTGACGGGGGAGCGCTGGCAGGCGCCGCCCATCGGGCACTACGCCTACTACACTGGCAGCTCCTCACCCACCAGCATGACCCGCACATCGTCCGACGGCCCCATCACCGTGTACCGGTCGATCCCGCCCACCGCATCCCCCCGCTGGGGGTGCGCCCCGACCGACTACCTCAAGGGCAGGGTCCGAGTCACCGACACCGCAGCCGGCCTGGAGGTCGACGGGACGCAGCGACCCGTACCGGCCAACGCGTGGGCGCTGTCCAACGGCCTCGTGAACGTCACCCCCACTGCGAGCGCCGGCGTCCTGGACGTGCAGGCGTACACCGGGGGCAGTTGGCGCAGCAAGCTGTGGAACGTCACCATCGCAGGCTCCGCAGTGGCCACCTGGGACGCAGCGACCCTGCTCCGTAACGACCTGGAGCACGTCGTGCTGCGCCTCACCGCCTCCCGCTCCCCGGGGCGGACCACCCTCGACCTGGCGCTGCGCCGTGGCGCCCGCACCGTCGAGGGCTACCTCCAATCCGGATCCAGCGCCACGCTCGCCGTCTACCTCCGCACCCTGGAGACGATCACCAGCGCCGCAGCATCCGGCTACGTCGTCGCCACCGGCAACGACGCAGACGGGAACAGAGCGGTCGCCGGCTCGGCCCGGACGTTCACGGCGCACGCCAGCGGGGGCGTGTCCAAGGCTGCCGCGACCGGCCTCGACTTCTGGCTCGGCGTGCAAGCGGGCGGCGGCTCACCCGCATCCGGTGATGCGGTCCTTGACCTGCGGAACCAGTACATCGGGGCTCTAGCCGAGGCGACCTACGCGGTGAGGAGGTAGTCGTGACGATCCAGGAGACCCTGAACGCCCTTGGCCGGTGGGAGATCGACCTCAAGCCGACCATTCCCCGCGAAACCCTCGACGCCCTCGCCTACTTCGGCCACGTAGCGATCATCCAGGGGCGACTCGACCCCGCCCGGTACGGCGACAACCTCCTCGACGTGGCCCGCTATGTCGGGGTGCTGCGCAGCAACAGTTTCGGTGACGACGCCCGCACCAAAACTCCCAACGACAACGTCAAAATCGGCGGCGTCGGCATGGCCATGTGGCTCGGCGACGAGGACAACAAGGGCGACGTCCTGGAGAACGCCACGGTCTTCGCCTCCGGCAGCCTCTTCCCCGACGTCATCCGCGGCCTCCTCCCCGCCTCAGGGGCTATCACCGAGGGCACCCTGTACCCCGTCGCGGGAACGTACTCCGGCACCCATCAGTGGCAGTCCCCGCGCCAGGCCATCCAGTACGTCTGCCAGACCATGTCGACCCCCCTCGTCCCCGTCTCCTGGCGGGTCAACAACGACGGCACCCTGGACGCCGGCCCCGAGAGTTCTCTGTTCGTTACGGACCCGCGGTGCGTCGTCATCGCCCGGGGCGCCGGTGAGGACATGGCCCTCACTGCGATCCCGGGCAGCATGGACCTCACCGGGGACGTTGAGGACTACACCACCCGCGTGGTGCTCCTGGCGGAGGGCGAAGGCGACTCCACCGCTACAGGGTCGGCCGATCTCAACCCGGGGTCCAACCCGTACAAGGACATCCACGGCAACAGCCTGAAGCTCACCCGGCTGGTCAGCGAAAGCGACACCGTCACCGCAAACGCCGCGATCCGCGCCCAGCTGGCCCTCAGCCAGTTCATCGCCCCGCAGCGGGATCTTCGCCTGTCGATCCAGGACTACGACGTCCACGGCGAGTTCGCCCTCGGGGACTACGTCCACGCCTACGACCCCGACAAAGGCCTCGTCGACACCAACAACGAGATCATCTTCCGGGGGCAGCGCCTCAACCCCATCAAACTGCAGATCACCGAGATCAGCTGGGGTGTCACCGCCGAATACACCGTCGCCTACCGGGCCGCAGACGGAACCTGGTACGACCTCACCGACCACATCGAAACGTCCGAGGCCGGCACCTACGTCACCGTCGGGGACTTCTCCCGGCAGCTGATGAACTCCGGTGCTGAACCGGTGGGTTCCCGGCCGAACGCGGACACCACCATCCCCGGCATACCCACCCTCGTAGAACCGTTCTCCGGGGCCACGTACCTCGACTCCCGCGGTTTCACCCGGGCCCGGGTCATCCTCGCCTGGAACGCCCCGAACAACGTCGACGGGTCCACGATCCTCGACGGCGACCACTACGAAATCCGGTACGCCGTCGACACCGACATGCTGTACCCCGCCACGTGGGCACAGCTCTCCCAGGTGCGCTGGATGGACCTCCAGACGTGGGCTCAGCCCTTCGCCGCCCCCGACGGCGACTGGCAGATCGCCTACGCCCCCTGGGGCACCAGCACCCTTCAGTTGCAGGATCTGTCGACCGGGATCGGCTACGACGTGCAGATCCGGGCCGTCGACAAGACCGGCAACCGGGGCGCCTGGTCGGGGACGACGACGTTCGTGACGACGTCGGACAACATCCCGCCTTCCACGCCAGCCGCCCCGACGGTGGCTGGGTCCAGGATCGCCCTGCAGGTCACCCACGAGCTCGGCAAGTCATCCGGCGGCACATTCAACCTGGAGTCGGATCTCCACCATCTGGAAGTCCATGTCGACTACGAGCCGTACTTCACCCCGACCCTGAGCACCCTGAAGGCGAAGGTGTCCGCCACTGCGGGGATGATCCAGGCGCAGATTCCCGTGGTCACCACGGTGCAGGTCGAGGAGACCTCCGCCCGCTACGTGCGGGTCGTCGCCGTGGACATCGCCGGGAACAAGTCGGGGCCGTCCGACGCAGCCGGGGCGACCGCGCTCCTCATCGACGACGCACACATCTCCGACCTGACCGTCTCCAAGGTGACAGCTGGGACCATCACTGCCTCGTGGGTGATGGGCGGTGAGATCAAGACCGCGGACACGGGTGCGCGGGCCCGGATGAGCGTCGACGGGTACGAGCTGTACAACGCGGCCGGGACCCGCACGTTCTTCGCTGACGCCGCGACAGGTGACGTCACCATCGTCGGGCAGGTGAAATCTGGAACGACCGGGAAGCGCCTGGAGATCAACCCGACCTCAACCTTCCTCCCCGAAATTCGGTTCTATCCAGACTCCGGATCCGAGTACGGCTTCATTAACGCGGTCAGCTCCGGGACGAACGTTAATATCGGAATGAATTCCTCCCAGTACGACGGCGGTGGGGGAACTCAGGTGACAAGTCGCCTCTACTTGGTATCTGGATCAGCCCGATTGGAAATTGTTGAAGCTGTCTCCCAAACGCGCTTTGGCGGATACGCAAATGCTTTCCCAAACTTCTTCGAGGCGGGCTACACCAAGACGGGAACCGGTGGTGGCAAGCTGTATATTGACGCCACTAGCGGCAGGCTCAATGGTGGCGTATCAGCAAACGGTGCCCAGATATACGTAGACGACAATCAGGCTTTCATGGAGCACGACGTTGGGCTCTCAACCGAAACGCGTATAGCCCTGTTCGGTGGCTGCTTCAACCTCACCGGGCGCTGGAAAAACTATGTGGTCGCAGGCGCAGACGACAGCATCTTCACCGGCTCCGTCGTCGTCGGCGCATCGACATCCGTCACATTGAGCTACGGTCCGACGATGGCTTCACAAATGATTCCTGTGGCGACTTGCGTAGCTGGAAACTTCGGCACAGCGACCCCTACCGTGTGGGGGATCTCATCGGCAGGTACGACTAGCTTCACAGTCGCCTGGAACAATAGTCAGGGAATGCGCATCAATTTCTGGTGCTACCGGGCCTAGGGGAACTCGTGGACGAGAGAACCATAACCGAAATCAGTGAAGGGCTCGTTGGGGAAACCCCGACCTGGCAGGTGCAAATGACAGACGTGGCGGGCAGAGGGCACGTACACGTCTTCCCGCAGGAAACCCTCGCCTGGCGCGCAGCCGAGTACGGCATCGACCCTACTGACACAGACACCCTGCTCGACATCATCCTCCATGAGCCGTTCCTGCCTGACCTCAGCACACCCGAGGCGGCAGCCGCAGACCCGGCCGCCCGCACCGGGCTTAACGTCACCACCCTGAACACCAAAGGGGCCAAGGTCGAGCCCGTCCAACTGCACAACGCACCAACCACGAAGGCGGCCCGTGACGCCCACCTGCTCCGCATCAACAACGTCAAGCAGGACCACCACGTTCAGGTCCCGGCAGGCAAGGGCGTGAAAGACCCCCGCGCTGCCATCAGGGGCAAGCTCATCGACCCGGGGCGCGTCGCGGAGCTCGCCGGATACGTGGACGCCATGAAACGACAAGCCCGAGGCGAAGCAGCCCGCACGACCCCCCGGTCCCGACCTGCCATGAACCCCGTACCTACGCTGCCGGAGGCGACCGATGCCTGAGACCCCGACGCCACGCCTTGGGCTGCGGCGCCCCCTGAACGACGGCTCCGAGCTCGTCAACGTCCAAACCGACCTCAACCAGAACGCCGACAAGCTCGACCTCGCCGCGGGCTTCCAGATCGTCACCAGCAGCACCCGGCCCAGCACCCCCTTCTCGGGCAAGGCCATCGCCGAGTCCGACACCAGCTACCGCACCCACTTCTCCAACGGCACCGGGCCGGCCAGCGGATCATGGGTAGAGATCCCCAACTCCAGCGGCACGTTCGGATCAACCTTGAAGCTGGCAGCATCCGCCCAGCTCACCATCGGCGCGGACGTCAACCTCTACCGGTCGGCCGCCAACACCCTGAAGACTGACGACACCGTGATAGTCGGCGGCGACCTCAAGCTCGTCAACGGAACCACCACGTTCCGAAACGGGCTGTCTGCAGCCACTACCGTCGCCAACACGACCACGGAAACCAACCTCGCTACGATCACCGCGCCAGCGAACGACCCCGTCGTCGGCGCCGTCTACAAGCTCACCGCCTGGGGGCGCATCTCCACCACGGGCACCCCGACGTTCACGCTGCGCACGAAGGTCGGATCGACCACGATCTCCACCCTCTACAGTGCCGCGACGGGGAGTGGCCTCGCCAACGCCCCCTGGACGGCGGAGCTGGAGCTGGCCGTTCCAGTGATCGGCGCCGGCGGGACGTTCGCGCCGGTGTCCCGCACCAGCAGCAACATTGCTGCCAGCGGCACAACGGCGAGCGTCATCCTTGTCCCGGCAGCGGGCACGATCGCCAACGACACGACAACATCCACGACGTGGGCGATCAGCGGTCAGTGGGGCACGGCAAGCGCCTCGAACACGGTGACGTGCCAGGGGTTCACGGCGGTGAGGCTGGCGTAGCCGAGGTCAGCTCGCACCGAAGTTCGGCTCCGGCTCCGGCTCTTGGGCGGGGGCCTGCTGGTGGATCTGTGCTTCCAGGTCGAGGATGCGGGCTTCCAGCATGCTGTTCTTGTGGAACAGTTCAGCGGCCCGGGAGCGGTACACCTCAAGGGCCGACTCGTAGCTGACCTGCTTCGAAGGTTCCATGGTGTTCCTATCGGATGGTGGCGTCGCCGCGGTCGGGGAGGCCGCTGCTGTTGAGCCCGTGGTGGACCCAGGCCCAGGTGCGGCGGGGGATGTGGACGATGTGGGCGCCGGCGTCGCGGCAGCCGATGGTGAAGTGCCAGTCTTCGCCGCCGCGGTGGCCGCCGACGGTGCTGTCCGGGGGCGGGTCCTGAAATCCGACCCGTTGGGCGATGTCGGTGCGGACGAGGGTGGTGATGGTGGTCTGGTGGGGGGCGGCCGGGTTCCAGGGCTTGCCGAAGTGGCCGAGGGGGTCGTTCTCGGGCCAGGGGGTGCCGTCGCGGCGGTGGACCATGTAGTAGCTGAAGAGGTAGTCGGCTTTGTGGGCGCGGGCCCCGGCGGCGAGCACCTTGAGGTGTTCGGGGTACATCCAGTCGTCGCTGTCGAGGAAGGCGACCCATTCGGTGGTGACCTTCTCCAGGCCGCGCTGCCGGGTGGTGGCTGCTCCGAGCCCTTCCTTGTCGACCTCGATGATCAGATCGTTGGGGATCAGGTGCTGCTGCTCGACGGACTCGACTGCGCGGGCCAGCATTCCGTTCTGCACCCGGAACGGGTGGGCGGGGATCACCACGGTGATGTCAGTCGTCGTCACGGGCCGCCTCCGCCCGCATGCGGGTCTGCACGTAGTCGAGGAGCCCCATCACCCGGTGGTGAGGTACGGCTCCGCCGCCGTTCGGCAGGAGAGTTCCAACCTGGGTGATGCCGTCCCCGTCATCGTCGAACTGCTGCGACGCAGCGACGACGACCCACTCGATCGGGACGCCCTCGTAGCCTTCTAGCTCGCAGACCTCTTCGATGGCCGCTTCGAGCTTCCGGTACGCGGCCTGTTTCGCGTCGCTCATCGGATCACTCCTGCATGGACGGTGTGTGGGTCATGCCGAGCCGCAGCACGGCCTCATCGTTGTGGGCATAGACGAAGCCGTCACATTCAACCTCGACGCCGTTGTTGTAGATGGCCTTGATGCGGTAGTCCCGTTCGGCGTTCCAACGGATGCCGAGCGGGAACCTGACGGTTTCGCCTACTTGGAAGTACTCGGGGAAGCCGCGCTCTACCTGCTGCTGCCGGAGCAGGGCTTCGAGAGCAGTGAACGGATCCTCACTCATCGCCTTACTCCTCGCGCCCAGGCATAGGCGTCTCCGGGATTGGCCCGGTACTCGACGTGCACGTCACGGAACAGGCTCTCCAGCGTCTCCCGGAGATCTTGCGGGGACACGTTCCGGTACCACTCCCCAGAGGCCGGGAGCGGAGCGCCAGCCACCCCATGCTCTGGCCGTCCGTCCGAGGCGCAGGTAACGACCAGGAGCTCCGGGCCGCCCGGCTCCAGGGCCTCGGATGCGGTGTGCAGGACGAGGCGCCACGTCGGCAGGTGCTCCAGCACCTCCGTGCAGACCACCAGGTCGAACAGGCCTGCATCCTTGGGCCAGGGGAGGGTGGCGTCGTGGACGATGTCGATGCCCGTACCAGTCTCGATGTCGGTGCCGGTCCATACCGTGTTGGGCAGGTGGGTGCGGATCGTGCCGTTGATGTCCCGGCCACCGAGGTCCAGGACCCGCCACGGGTCCGTGCGGCAGATCCCGGCCAGGTCGAGCATGCGGCCGACGGCGTCGTGCGCTTCAGGGTGCATCAGTGCTTCCCGCCTCTGGTGCTACTGGACATGGGTCCACGTCCTTCCGGCGCTGATGTGGGCGACGATGCTCCTGCTGATGCCGAACCGCTGCGCGATGTCCAGTTGGCGGCGGCCCACCGCGAGGAGGTCACGGATCTGGCGAACCATCGCCTCGTCGATGCGGGCACGCCCGTTGCGGACGCCCGTGTTATCTGTGCCGTGCCCGTGGCGGTCGGCGTAGTTTTCCTCGGGGGTGCCCCATCGCAGGTTGGTCAAGACGTTGTGCTGGGGGTTGCCATCGAGATGGCGACAGACCATTCCGTCCGGCCGCGGTCCCACGAAGGCTTCCAGCATCAGGACGTGGACCTTGGTCTGTCGTCCGCGCCCTATCTTGATCTGGGAGTAGCCGTGGACGATGGCCGGGGTGAGAATGCGAGGAGCGCTGGTCGGGTGGCCTTGCCGGTTCCTGTAGCTGCGGACGCGGCCTCGGTTGCTCACCTCATACCCCAGGTGTCCGGGAAGGGGTTTCCATACCTCGTTCACCACGGCGTCTTCCCCCACTTCGCTCGGAACGTTTCCATGTCTCGCCCGGCCTGCGCCTCAAGTTCGGGGCGTTCCTGCATGGACCCGTTGGGGCGCAGGTGCTGAACGGGGATGCCGGGGACGAGGAGTGCGCCGCCCGCCTCGCGCGCTCTCCAGTCCAGATCGTCATCGCTCGCCCACCACGCCATCGACTCGTCGAGCTGCAGCCCGGCCTCACCGCGCAGCATGTACGCGTAGCCCGTAATCCGCTGTCGCAGGTCCACCGGTTCGGCCTTCGTGTGCAGGATCTGCTGCTGACCGCCGAACTGGTCCGGGTAGGCCAGGATCGCCGTCGTGGAGCGCATGGCCTCAGATAGCGCATCGACCCAGCCTGACGGCACGATCACATCCGAGTTGAGGACAACCACGTCGCAGCGCTCCCGGCCCGTGAACTGCCGGGAGTGCTCCGCCAGCTCCAAGCCGATGTTCCACAGGAGGCTGATGTTCGGCGGATCCAGGTCGACCAAGGCGGACCCGACGAACGTGTTGCCCTCTCCCATCGGCCACTGCTCCGGGTCGATGGGCGGCACGCTGCCGTTGTCGATGATGTACACGGCGTCGACCTGGTCGAGTACCGAGTTCACGCAGTCCCGCACCATGTCGTGCCGGTTGCGGGTCGGGATGACGGCTACCCGCCACGGGCGGTTCACTGGCCCGCCCAGACGGTGGTGTGCGCGTCGGCGGTCTCGGCCCGCAGCGGCGCGTAGTAGTAGCAGGCCAGCGATCTGCGCAGGTGGTTGCCGACGACAGGCTCGGGGTGCCCGTGCCACGACGTCTCGCCGGTCGCGAAGATCACCGTCCGGTTCCACGCCGGAACGACGGCCACCTCGCGCTGCTCGCCGAGGTACAGGGTGCCGCCCCACGTCGCCTCCCAGTCCCTCGACAGAAAGACGAGCATGTTGATGCGGCGCTCCAGCGGCAGCGTCGGGTGGACGTTGAAGTCGACGTGGGACGCGAGCCGACCGCCTTCTCCGGTCTCGTGCATGCCGCCGCCGATGTCGTCTGCGGTGAGCGGGCTGATGCCGGTCAGCAGCTCCAGCATCCGGCAGGCTTCGGGGGAGCGGGCCGCGTCGAAGAAGCCCCGGGTTGCCTCCCCCCAGACGCGGGAGTCTCCGGCCTTCTTACCGCGTTCCTTCTCATCCGGGTACGTGATCCACCTGGGGTCGTTGGCGGCGGGGAACTCGGCGTCGATGCTCGCGAGGAGCTGGTCGGGCCACATGTTGTCGACGACCAGGTGCGGGAACGGCTCGGCCGCAGCGAACCGGGCAGCCTGCTCGGGGCCGAGGGTGGCGAGCTTCATCGGACTGCCTCCGTAGCCGGAAGTCCCAGCCATTCGGGGTGCCGCAGCGTCCACTCCACCGTGCGCCGCAGCGACTCCTCCAGGCTCAGCGGCGCCTGCCACCCGGCGGCGGCGAGCTTGCTGCCGTCGAGCGCGTACCGGAGGTCGTGGCCAGGCCGGCTGGAGTGGAAGTCGACGAGGTCGAGCTTCGGTTCGCCAGCGCCCATGAGGTTGGCGAGCAGGTGGACCATCTCGATGTTGTCGACCTCCCGCTCCCCGACGATGTGGAACCGGGACGGGCGGTCGAAGTCGCCGTACTGCTGCGGGCGGTGGTTGCGGGCGAGCCACAGCCAGGCGTCAGCCAGGTTCCGGGCGTGGAGGTAGAACCGGCTGCCGGGCCGGCCGTCGGGGGAGACGTGGACGGTGGCCGTCTCGCCGCGGAGGATGGCCCGCATGGTCTTGGGGATGAACTTCTCGGTGTCCTGCTGCTCGCCGAGGATGTTCATGGTGTTGGTGATGACGACGGGGACGCCGTAGGTCCGCCAGTAGGTGAAGCACACGGCTTCCTGGGCGGCCTTGCTGGCGGAGTAGGGGTTGGAGGGGGCGATGGCGTCCCATTCGCGGTGCTCGTACCCGTCGGGGGCGGGCCCGTAGACCTCGTCGGTGGACATCTGGAGGACGAGGGACGGCTTGGCGTGGCGGGCGTAGTCGAGGACGTTGGTGATGAGCCGGACGTTGTTCTCGATGAACGGGCCGGGCTGGTCGATGCTGCGGTCAACGTGGGATTCGGAGGCGACGTTGAACAGGTAGTCGACCTTCCCGAATCGGGCTGCGGTGACGGGGTCGATGGGGGCGGTGAGGTCGCAGTAGACGACGTCGACGCGGTCCCACCATTCGGGGTTGGTTTCGAGAGCGGAGGCTATGCGCTTGGGGACGCCCTTGTGCCGGAACGTGACGGGGAGGGTGACGGTCCAGTCGGTGTTGGTCATGAGGTGGCGCAGGACGTGGCTGCCGACGAACCCGCCGCCACCGGTGAGCAGTACGTGCTTGGTCATCGGGTTCACCGCACCTTGAAGAGGATGGGGAGGGCGAGCTTGAGGTGCTTGAGCCGTGACCAGCGGGCCTCGGGCTCGACGCGGCAGTCCATGTTGAGGACGCAGTGGCGGAAGAACCGCCACTGGCCGTGCAGGACGTTCGGCAGGTTGTGGAGCTTGGGAAATCGCCCCTGCCGCTTACCGGTGCCCTTGCACTGGGGGCAGGTCACGAAGTGCCAGCCGTCGTCGGACGGCGAGGCAGCCTCCGCCTCACGCCAGAGCGCCACGAGCTCGGGGTCGGTCTCGTCCTGCGACCTGACTCCGTCGGGCCCGCGCCGCCCAGCTGCCGCAGGGGTGTCGATGAAGACGGGCGCGAAGCCGACGCCTTCACATTGGCCTCGGCAGACGGTGAGGAGACTGGGCCGCTCGATGCCGAGGGCGTCGTACCGGTCGGTGAACTCGATGCTGGTCATCCGAGGATCGCTTTCTCCCAGAGGGGTGCCCGGCGGCTGATGGTGTGCTGGCGGGCTTGTGTGCGCCCGGACATGCCCATTTCGATGCGCATGTCGGGGTCGGCGGCGAGGGCGCGCAGGCAGGCCCCCCATTCGTGGTCGCGGCGCACGAGGTAGCCGGTGAGGCCGTCTTGGACGTAGTCCTCGTAGGGGCGGACGGCGGAGGTGACGATGGGGATGCCGAGGGCCCCGGCCTCGATGGCCTTGAGGGCGGACTTGGACTGATTGAAGACGTGCGGGCGGAGCGGGGCGATCCCGACGTGGTAGTCGATGGTTCGCAGGAACTCGTCGACGCTGGGCACCCACGGGGTGAACCGGGCCTGCTGCCGGGGGGCTCGCATCCAGGAGGCGTAGTCGTTGCCGATGATGTGGAGTTCGGTGCCCTGGTTGCGCTTGAGGAACTGGCGGAGTTGGTCGCCGACCTGGTCGAAGTCCATGTTGTGGGTTGCGCTGCCGCCCCAGCCGATGGTGAGGGTGCCGTCATCACGCTGCTGCGGCTGGTGGTCGATCAGCCAGTCGGGGACGGCATTGGGCACGATGTGCACGTTGGGGTTCCACTGGCGGACGATGTCGGCGAGCGGTTCGGTGGTGACGGTGACGGCGGCTGCGACTTCGATGTTCCGCTGAAGATTGGCCCGAATTTCGGGCCGGGCGAAGAACGCGTGCGCGGCGGGGCTGCTAGCGTCGATGTTCCAGAGGTCGTCGTCGATCTCGTAGATCAGCTTCCTGCCCTGCTTGGCGAGGGCCTGCCACATGGTGCTGGGGCCGGGGTTGCAGACCCGCTGCCCGACGATGACCGTGTTCGGGTTGTCGCGGACGGACTGTGGCATGCGGAGCCCGTGGCGGACGGTGTACCCAAGCCCGACGAGGCCCTGCATCGGGAGCTGGACGCGGTAGTAGCCGCAGCCTGATTCGTCGGCCTGCCAGCCGAAGACGTCGAGGTCAGCCATCGGAGGCCACCACGGAGCCGTCTGCGGGCGGTGGCGCAAGCGCATAGCGGTCGGGCTGTGAGGCCTCGCTGACGATGCGTGGTATCTGCCGGGCCAGATCGATCACGGCCTGGAGTGCGGCATGAACATGCGGCTGCTCATCGGCCCTGCCGTGCAGGAGGTCGTCCACCGAGGTCGGGTCGGGGCATCCGATGCGGGCGCAGGTGACGTGCCCGCCCTCACCGAGGAAGAGGCTGCTGCCACCGCAGGCCAGGCAACGGCCCTGAACATCAGGCATCGGGGGCCTCCTCGGAATTGGGGCCGCGCCCACCCTGCGGTATCTGCTGAAGGGCGCGGATGCGCGCGAGGTTGGCCTCCGTGACTCCGAACGGCCGGAACCGGTCGCACGTCGCGCACTGCCCGTAGCTGCGACCGTTCAGCGCGGGCGATTCGCAGACGCATGTGGAATGAGCGCGGTCGACCGAAGAACAGTCGCGGTGGAAGAGCCCCTTCTCGCCCTGCCACCAGCGGGCGCGCGGCCCGTCCCACGAGTGGGAGACGTTGACGCAGTCGCCCTTGACGGAACGGCCACCGCACCAGGCGCAGCGGGTGAGGAGGCGGCGTCGCCACTGCTGGAGCGGATGCACCTGCAACCGCCAGTGGTGGACGTGGAAGCGCCACGAGCGGCCCGGGTAGATCGAGCACGTTGTGGAGTCGTAGCCGGATGGGTCCCGATGCCACACGGTGACCAGTGGCGGGAAGTAGAGGCCGCGCCCGGCGAACACCCAGAAGGCACCGTTGGCCTGCCAGCGTGTTCCGCTGCGGGCTGCCTGCTCGGTCTTCCAGGGTTCGGCCGTGGGCCACGGCCGACGGATCTCGAAGGCGACTGTCAGCGGATCCTTCATGCGCGCTCCTGTGCGGGGTGCGGGTGGGTGCGGGTTGCTGTGGCGGGGCCACGGACCCGCACGGCCGAAGCCCCGCCACCGGATCCGAGCCAGGACCCTAACCCAGAGAGTACCTGTTACCTGCGATTCGTAGGTTAAATGCAAGCTTGTGGCTACGATTTGAAGGTAACGGCTTTCGAGGGAGACCCGCATGGCCACACCACTAACCGCCGACCGACTGCTCAAGGCCCTGCGCGACGAAGGCCTCACCGTCATCGAGCACCGCAGCTGGCGTACCAACAACCGAAACCACAAGGGGCCTTGGGGTCCGGCGCACGGCGTGATGATCCACCACACCGTGACGTCGGGGACCGCGTCGTCGGTGGAGCTCTGCTACAACGGTCACTCCGCCCTCCCCGGCCCCCTCTGCCACGGCGTCATCGACAAGGCCGGAGTCGTCCACCTTGTCGGCAACGGGCGCACCAACCACGCCGGACTCGGCGACGCAGACGTCCTCCGCGCCGTCGCCGCCGAAGCCAAGACCCTCCCGCCCGACAACGAGGCCAACACCGACGGCAACCGGCACTTCTACGGCTTCGAGTGCGTCAACCTCGGCAACGGGCAGGACCCCTGGCCCGCCGCCCAGCTGCTCGCGATCGAGCGGGCCGCCGCCGCACTGTGCCGGGCACACGGCTGGTCGGAGCACTCCGTCATCGGGCACCTGGAATGGCAGCCCGGCAAGATCGACCCGCGCGGCTTCACCATGGCGTCCATGCGCGACCGGATCGGAAAGTGCCTCACCCCGGACCCGGCGCCCACCAAACCGCCCGCCACGAAGCCCCCCGCCTCGACGATGCCGAACCCGCCGAAGGCGCCGGTCGTCGACCTCTCCAAGCTCATCGCCGCCGCCCGCTCCAACCCCAAGGCCAAGGGCACGCCCGTCACCTACACCGGGGTCCGCATCGTCGAAGCCGCCCTCGTCGACGCCGGCTACCTCGCCAAGCCGCTCCTCGACGGGCACTTCGGCACGGCCACCGTCACCGCCTACTCCCGCTGGCAGAAGTCCAAGGCCGGCGGCGGCTACACGGGGAAGGCCGCCGACGGCATCCCCGGCAAGGACTCCCTCACCCGACTCGGCAAACGCGCCGGGTTCACCGTCACCCCCTGACCACCAGAAACGAGACCACCATGAAGCTGTTCGGCCGCGAGCCCGTCGTCATCCTCGGCGCGATCGCCGTGCTCCTCAAGCTCCTCGCCGGCTACGGCATCCAGGTGTCCGAGACGCAGCAGACCCTCGTCAACACGTTCCTTGCCTGCGCCGTCGCCGTCGCCTCCGCCGTCATCCTCAAGAACGGCGCCCTCTACGCCGCCCTCCTCCAGGCCGCCTCCGCAGGTCTCGCCCTCTTCGCCGGCTTCGGCCTCGACATGACCGTCGAGCAGCAGGCCGGGTGGATGGCGTTCGTGTCCGCGGTCCTCGTCGTCATCGAGCGGCCCGCCGTCGAAGCCCCCGTACCGACCACCCGCGTCGAGCAGGTCAGCCCCGTCAAGAACACCGCCTGACCAACCGTGCACAGAACCACCAAGGAGGACGGCGACCAATGACAGCCGAGCTGTTCGGAGTCAACGTCGCAGAAGGCGGCGCCGTCGCACTCCTCGCCATCGTCGTCCTCATGGTCCTCACCGGCCGCCTCGTACCGAGACGCACTTACGACGACCTCAAAGAGGACCGCAACGACTGGCGCACCGCCCACAGCAAAGTTGCAGGAGCGCTCGATGAAGCGGTCCGCCAGAACGGTGAGCTCACCGAACTCTCCCGCACCGGCGTTCATCTCCTGGACTCCCTGCCCCGAGGGGAGGTGACAGCCGATGGCGATCAAACTGTGGCGCCGTAAGAAGAAGGGCAAGCCCACCGCCGCGAAGGCCGCGATCGAGCGAGCAGACCGGGTCAACAACGAGCTGGAGCAGAAGCGCCCGGAGGGGAGCCACCTCAGCGCCCGCCTCCGGGCGCTCCGGCACGACAACCACTTCGAAGCGAAGATCAGAGCAGTCATGGAAGGAGGCGGCCAGTGATGGGCACCTGGGACAGGCTCTTGAACGTCATCACCTCGGCCATCACCGCCACTACGGGCCTGACGTTCATGGTCACCTATCACCTCCTCGCTCCCTGGTGGCGGTCCGAGACCGGGCGCCACCTCATGGGCTTCGGAGCTGCCGTCACCGCGCTCAGCGCGTACACCGTTGCGATCACGGCCTGGCCCGAGTTCTGGCCGCTCCGCCTCGTGCGGACGATCGTCGTCCTCGCCATCGCCGCCCTGTTTATCCAGCGGACCGTCATGGTCATCCGCGCCCAACGCCACAAGGAGACGGACTGATGGCCTTCCCCGACGGCCTGCCCACCACCCTGGTCAGCTACGAGGCGGCGAGCCCGGTCGGCGGTGGCCCGGCGCAGGGGACGGTCACTTTCGAGCTGACCGTGGACGCCATCTCCCTGACCGACAGCGGCATCGTCTACACCGGCAGCGGCACCTACTCCTTCAACGGAGACGGGCAGCTCGTCGACGACGCGGGCACCCCAGGCGTCCGGCTCATCCCGAACGACCTGCCCTACGCCAACCCGCAGAACTCCCGGTGGCTCGTCACCGACCGCATCGCCGGGGCACCGGTCCGCTCCTACTACATCAGCCTCTCCGTCGACCAGCCCGAAGCGGACCTCGGCAAGATCCAGCAGATGGACGCCGGACAGCCCGAGTACACCGCGGTCATTGGCCCCAAGGGCCTCTCCGCCTACGAGCAGTGGCTGGCCGAGGGCAACACCGGCACCGAGGATGACTTCCTCGCCAGCCTGGTCGGCCCGCCCGGTTCCGAAGCGAACGCCCAGGCGTATACGGACGATGCCCTCAGCACCGAGATCGCACGGGCCAATGCGGCCTACGATCCCGCTGGTGCCGCCACGGCAGCCCGTATCGCCGCCATCAGCACCGCAGCGAGCGACGCCACCAGCAAGGCCAACAACGCCCAATCTGCGGCGATCACCGCAGCAAGCTCCGACGCCACGACGAAGGCCAACGCCGCGCAGACCGGCGCCGTCAGTGCGGCTGCCACCTCTGCCTCCACTCTGTACCTGCCGAACGCCATCCAGACCGTCGACGCCTACCTCGCCGGCGCCACCCCGTCGTCCCCACGGTTCTTCGGCCACCGCGGCGGCGGCATGGTCCGCCCCGAGCACACCCTGGTCGGCTACCGGGCGTGCGCCGCCATGGGGTTCGCCCTCGAAGTGAGCGCCAACGTGGACGCGTCCGGCGAGCTGTGGTGCCTCCACGACACCACCCTGGACCGCACCACCTACCAGACGGGGAACCTCAACACCTACACGACCGAGGAGGTCAGCCAGGCCGTCCTCACCAACGGGCGGACCCTCCTCGGCCCCGGGTGGACCGATCAACGGATGGTGCCCCTGCGGCAGGTACTCGACGAGTTCCTCGGGAAGATCCCCATCCTGCTGGAGCCCAAGGGCAACGACGCCGTCGTACCGACCCAGACGCTCCTCGACACGTACTACCCGCACGCCCCCAGGTCTGTGATCTGGAAAGCCCACATCGGCACCCTGTCCCTGCCGTGGGCGAAGGCCCGCGGCTACCGGACGTGGGTGTACCTCGACTCCAACACCACCGACGCCACCATGGACGGCAAGGACGCCATGGTCGACTACTGGGGCGTCTCCACCACCTTCACCGACCTGCGGATCACCCAGGTGAAGGACCGCGGCAAGCCCGTCTTTGCCTGGCCCGTCTACCGGCGCAGTCAGGTCGCCCGGCTCACCGGGCTGGGTGTCGTCGGCATGATGTCGTCCGACCCCCGGTACGTGTCCACCAGCACCCCTCAGCGCACGTTCAGCCGCTGGGGGCTCGCCGTCAAGGAATCCGGCGGCACCCCCACTCTGGACTACGACACCGCCTACGCCCTCGTTCTCGGGGAAGGTGCAGACGCCGGGTGGGTCAGCATCAACGCCCTCCCGAACCAGTCCTACGGGCTCGGCACCTACTCGCCGATCGTGGGGTCCGCGGCCGGCTACCGGATCGCGTTCGACGTGAAGTACAAGGTGCTGCCCGGGGCGACAATCCATGGTGGCTACTACTTCGGCAAGGCATCGGACGACGCCTACCGGTTCGGCACGGCGAACTCCACCGGCGGGTACCACGTGGTGATGCGGGCCTCCGGGGACATGCAGCTGTACCGGCACACGGCCGGGGTCACGTCCGGCACGCAGATCGGATCGACCATCGCTACTGCGGCGCCTGTCGCGGACACGGCCATGTCGTTCCAGATCGACGTTACCCCGACCACGGTCGAGCTCCGCCGCACCGACAGCACCGGGTGGACCACCGGGCCGATCGCGGACACCACCTACCGGGGCGGATACCACGGGCTGTCCAACGGGTCGATCACCGACCTCGCCACCCGCCCCTACTGGCGGACCCTGATCATCACCCAGCTCTGACAGAGACGACTGTGCCCCCGGAGTCTTTGAGACTCCGGGGGCACAGAAACGCCGAACGGTTCAGCTCACGTTGCCGCGAACACTGTCCCCGATGAGCCCGTCCGTGTACGTCACGTACTTGGCGTCGAACTTGCCCTTGCCGGTAATGGTCCCGGTGACGTTCTCGCCGGGGGTGAGGGTGACCGTGTCGAGCTGGTCTTCGTCGACGCCGAGTTCGGCGGTGTGCTTGCTGCCGCCGGTGTCGGTGATGGTGACGTACAGCGGGTTGATGTCGAGGTCGTTCTTGCTGTTGTTCGTGATGGTGACCTGGACGCTGGTGTAGTCGTCGCCGTCGGCGAGGATGCTCTTCTTGAAGTCGACCTGCTTGGCGGTGACGGTCACGGGAGCCTTCTTGGCCGGCTCGTCCTTCTCTTCCTGCTTCGGCTCGTCCTTCTTGGTGTCGCCCTGGGTGGCGGCCGGCGGGGTGGTGGACGATTCGTTGCCGTCGTCTCCGCCGCTGGCGACTGCGGCGATGATGCCGATGAGGATGAACAGGCCGACGATGCCGAGGCACCCGAATCCAATGATCTTCCCGGTCTTCTTCTTCGGTGCCGGGGGCGGCTGCTGGCCCCATCCGGGCTGCTGCGGTTGGCCGGGCTGAGGCTGCTGGTACGACATGCGTCCCCCTACGTGCGGTTCGTGGAGGCATGAACGTAACGGCACGGATGCACCCCGTGGTGCCACATGTTCCGGTGGTGACGGAGTTGTGACCAAACAGCGGGGGAGAGGTAGACGCGCCTGCGCCCCGCTCTCATCCGAGGGCGGGGCGCTTCTCCGTCTCTCGGAGGCTAGGCGTCGCGTTTTGCGATGGTGAGCTTCTCCTTGGCGGACATGTAGACGGGGAAGTCAGTGGCCTTGTTGATGTGGGTGTCGACGGCCCCGGACGGGGCCTTGACCTGCGCGACCGTTTCCACGGTGACGGCACTGCCGGTGTCGAGGCAGATGGTGTCGCCCACGCGAAGATCGGCGGCGGCGATCTGTTCGGTGGCGAGGCGGGGCTGCTCGCCCACGGTGTGCGGTCGGGGCCGGAACGAGTGGATGCTCGCGCCAGCTGCGGTACGGGCGCGCCGGGCGGCGGCTTCCCGACTGACCGGAAGACCCCTGTTGTCGGAGATCAGAGGCCCGGCATCCCGGCCAGCCGCAGCTTCGCCGACCAACTGGGCTGTGCGGTCGCTGATGGGGATACGACGGGGGTCGGTCTCCAACTTCGGGTGGTCGACGTCGACGACACCCTCATCGAGGTCCACGTCGCGGACATCCAGGGACAGGACGTGGCCAAGACGTAGGCGCTCGTTGGCCATCAGGGCCCACATGGCCCGGTGGGCTACGGGGATGCTGTCGTCGGCGAGGAGTCGGTCGACCTGCTCGGCGGGCATGACTTCTGCGGTGAGGTCGTTGCGGGCGCCGCGACCAGGCCGACTGTTGTAGGCGGCGTCGGCGGCGTCCTCGTCGTAGAGCTTGGCCCCGGTGTCGACGTCGCGGTCGACGGCGTCGACGTCGGCGAGGATGCGGCGGGCGGTGGCGTCGCGAAGGCCCCAGCGGGCGGCGGCTTGGCGGGCGGTGATGTTCGGCATGGGGTCCCCCTGGGTTTGTCGATACACCTAGACTTGCGCACGGGATGTGCATAAGTCAAGGCTTCACCTCTCAGGGTTGACTCGACTCTCGATAACATGCCATATCGCGGGCGCAAAAACGGTATAATTAGCCATGGCTGAACGCACTGTTGAAAACCGCTTGCGTGCCGAGCTGAGACTCGCTCGACAGCACGCCCACACCGTCGACGCGGAACGCGCCGACCTCGAAGCGCAACTCCTCCGAGCCCGAGCCGAAACGCTTGCCGCCCAAGCGAGTGCGGCGCGGACGAACGCCGCAGCAGCCGCGAGGACTGCTGCGCTGCGACACCTCGAAGACGTCTGGCGCCATTGGTTCGTAGACGCGCACGCCGGTACGCCTCACCGCGACTTCATCCTCGGCGTAGGTGCCGACATCAAGGACGTCATAGAGGGGGCGACCAACGCGGGCGAGCCCAACGCCGAGGACTCGGCCTGGGGAACGGTTTGGCTTCACGGCAAGTGGCAGTGGATCACGAAGAACATGTCGACAACAGAGCGGGAGCTCGCAGCCGACGCCGTGGCCCGCTGGTCCGCCGCTCTCAACGCTGACGACGAGAACCTAGAAGCAGGGGAGCCCGAGGGGCTGCGCTGGTGGAGGGAGGACGCATGAAGGTGAAGCGAATCGATCTGGACGACGAAGAGATGCCGGAGCGCGTGCTCGTGGAGCTCTCTCATGACGAAGCCGTCTACCTGGCTCTGCTGCTCGGCCATCAAAACGGCAACGACATGAACGGAGTCACGCCCGGCGGGTCGCGCCTTGGCGGCGCGGTCTACGAGGGGCTGTCGGGCGGCCTCTTCAATCGGTTCTATGAGGACGGCGTTGACGGAGCAGCCGCTGCGATGCGAGCGCGCCCGTGACCGACGCCCTCGCCCCGCACCAGCCGGACGCCACCCCCGCCGTCTACGACGCTGCGACGCTCGCCGTCCTCGCCGCCATGGAAGAAGCCGCCGAGAAGCACCTCGACGCCATCCGTCCCCACAACACCAAGCGCGGCTACGCCAACGACTGGGCACTCTGGTCGGAGTTCCACGGGTGGCTGGGGGAGCGGACCGGACAGGCCCTGCCGCTGACCGCCGTCACCAAGGGCACGCTCGTCGGGTTCGTCGTCTGGCTCGACACCATCAAGCTCGCCGCACCCAACTCGATCGACCGGCGCATCACCGGGGTCACCGTCACCGCCCGGAACGAGCACGGCGTCGAAGTCCCCAAGGCTGCGACTGTCGCCGCCCGGCAAGCCCTCAAGCCCTTGAAGAACGACCCCGAACGCATGGCGCGCGGCAGAGGCAAAGCCGCCGCCGTCACCCCCGAACAACTCCGCCAGATGAACGCCGCCGTCACCGACGGGGTCACCGGACTCCGCGACCGCGCCCTCTGGCTCATGGCCTTCGGCATCGCCGGGCGCTCCGCCGAAGTCGCCGCCCTCCGCGCCGACACCATCACCTACGTCAGCCAAGGACTCGAAGTCCACGTCCCCGCCGTCAAAGGCCGCCCACCCCGCGACGTCGTCGTCCACTACGGCAAGAACGTCGACACCTGCCCAGTCCGCGCCTGGCTCACCTGGAGGGCCGCCGCAGGCATCACGTCGGGCCCCGCCTTCCTGCCCATCACCGTCCACGGCCACCTCGGCAACCACACCCTCTCCCCGGAAGCCGTCCGCGAGATCATCGCCCGCAACGCCGAGAAGGCAGGCATCGCCGTCCGCCTCACCGGCCACAGCATGCGAGCCGGGTTCATCACCACCAGCCGCAAGGCCGGGAAGCGCGAAGAGAAGATCCGCGAGCAGTCCGGGCACGCCGAAAACAGCCCCGCCTTCTGGGGGTACATCCGCGAGGCCGACAAGTGGACCGACGCCGCGAGTGAGGACATCGGGCTCTGATCAACCGTTTCCGGTCACACCTCTACCCCTGTGGCCGGTTCGGGTGCATCGTTGCTCTTGCGGCGCCGGATTCCCGCCAGGTTGAGGGCCCCGTTTCAGGCCCTGCCTGCGTCTACCCCCGTCGTGGGCGGGGCCTGCCGCTCCTCCCGGCTCCCCACGGGAGGCCAAGCGGCTGCCCGGGGCTTCCTGTGCCTGCCGGCGTGCTACTCCAGCAGCCCGAGTTCGGTGTCGGGCCGGCAGTGGGTGCAGGCGTTGACGCCTTGGCTGATGAGCTCGACGGCTTGGTCGCGGTTGATGGTGCGCCGCCTCTTCCCTGCCATGTGGCATCCGCCAACATGTACGTCGACGGGTGGCGCGCCTTGTCCGATGCCGAGCTCGACGATCCAGTCGGGGGTGGCTTCCGCTCGTTGCTGCTCCAGGCGCTGCTGGGCTGCCTGCTCCTGCTCGGCCTTCTTGATTGCCTCATCGATGCGTCCGAGCCACATGGCGTACCAGGTCCACAGTGTGCGGAGGCGGTCGAGGTCGGGCGGCAGGTCGTACATGCGTTCGAGTCTAATGCGGTCGGCCCCCTTGGGTGCGCGGGGTGGAACTAACGTGAGCTAACGGCAGACAGATGAGTCGTGCCACGCTACTCTCATTAGGCGGACATCAATTCGCGTCTGTAGAAACGAGGAATGGTGAAGATCACGATCACCGTCGAGCAGCCCGCCGGAGACTTCCAGGAGAAGCTCCTCGCCCTGCTCGCCGACCACGCCGCTGACATTGAGCCCGACACCACCTGGACCAAGGAGCGAGCCGAGCGCCTCTACCTGGCCCTGCCGACCAACGCGCGCCGCATCATCAAGGAAGCCGCCAACCGGGGCGGCTACGTCTCCGCCGACGACCTACGCAGCGGAGAGGACAGCAGCCTTCGCGGCCACAGCGCAGCCATCAAGCGGGCCGTCGACCGGGGCGCACGAAGCGGCTGGTGGCCGAACACCCTTGAGTCGCCGATCCAGGCTCAAGGCCCCGGCTTCGGCAAGGTCGTCGGGTACCTCATCCCCGAAGACCTCGTCGAGACCTTCAAGTACGCCGCCAACAAGCCCACCCGCGACTGGTAACGCACCCCACCACAAGGAGGCACGATCATGGGACGTGAAGTCCGCCGAGTTCCGCTCGACTTCGACTGGCCGCAGAACAAGGTGTGGGAAGGGTTCCTCACCCCCGATCGCCTGCACGAGGACCGCTGCCCCAACTGCACTCGCGGATACACCGCAGCCGCTGAATGGCTCCAGGTTCTCGCCAGCAGGATGGACATGCTTGGCAGCGACATCGCCGACCAGAAGCGCGGACGCCCGCTCCACCCTTGGCTCGCGCAGGACAGCTACCCGCCGAACGACGCCCAGTACCAGGTGGTGCGCCCGTCGGAAGACATCCTCGACCTCCTCGCCGGTCTTACCGGAGAGGGCAAGGAACGTCTCCTGAATCCGCTGCGGGGTGGGGATGGCTACCGCATCGCCCGGAAGATCGTGGAAGCTGCCGGGCTTGACCCGAAGGCGTGGGGCGTCTGCCCGGCATGCAATGGGCACGGCAGCATCGAGAAGTACGAGGGGCAGCGCGCTGAGGCCGAGGCGTGGGAGCCGAGTGACCCTCCCGAGGGTGAAGGCTGGCAGCTATGGGAGACGGTCAGCGAGGGGTCTCCGATCAGCCCCGTGTTCGGATCGGCCGACGGCTTGGCTGGGTGGATGTCGGACCCGGCGCGAGGAGATCGTTGGGTGCCCCAGGACGTGGCAGCCAAGTTCATTGACGACGGGTGGGCCCCCAGCTTCGTCGGCACCCCCGCCACCGGACTTGTATCCGGCGTCGAATGGGTCGGCCACCACACCACCGAGTAGTGAGGACCATGACCATGAGCGACACACCGGCCGCCCGAACGAGCGCCAGCCAGATGACCCGCATCGCTGACGAGCTGGCAACCAAGGCGCAGACCCTGTCCGAGGAACTGGCCCGTTTCGCGGGGGACGTTGACCGGGGTATCGCCTGCGGCGACATGCCGCAGATCGCGAGCGGCGTTCAGCAGCTCCTGCTTCAGGCGACTCGCCTGGACGCAATGCGGGAGATGTCCGAGCTCTGGGCAGCCGAGCAGTGAAGACCACAACCATGCCGACCTACCGCGTGTACGGCACGGCCAAGGCGTCCCCGGCCGACACCGACTGGGAGCTGCTGGTCGAGACACCGGATCCGGTGAAGGCGACCGAGCTGGTCCATGAGTCCGAGGGAACCTTCTGGCGCCGCCTCACCGAGGACGGGCACGTGGTCCTCGACAGGGTCTGACCCGCACGACACCAAATCCCTAGCAGTGAGGACCACGACCATGACGACTGCCAATGGGGAGCCCGAAGGCACCCACCACTACATCCTGACTCTTCAGACGTCCACGCCGAACGGGTACACCATCACGACCAACAGCGGTGCGTACACGCCTCCGGAAGAAGGGGAGACGCGCTACCAGAGCTTCCATGCGCTCCTGCGGCACGTCGGCGGTGAGTCCTCCGGCGCATCCGTCCTGTTCTTCTCCTTGGAGCCGAACTTCACCGCTCGGCCGACTGGGTAAGCCCGAACGGCGCGACGCCTCGGCCAAGGTCTAGTTGGCCGGGGCATCGCCGTGTCAGCGTATCGCCCACCCCACCCCCGCCTGCCCTGCCACACTGGCATTGCCCCCGTCGCCTCCCCCGTCGACGGGGGCACCCCGAGGAGGACGCTGTGACGTACCGCCCGTACCCGAACGCCGACCGCGCACTGCGGCAAGTCAAGCGAACCAGGGCGGTCTACCTGTACGGACGCTTCCCGCAGCGATACGTCCTCGGGATCGACCACGAGAAGCTGGCCGCCGACGCCCGCCGCGCGCTCGCGGTCGCTGCCGAAGCGACGGCACCGATCCTGCGGGCTGTTGAAGGCGTCCGCGCCCCGGCTGCCCTGGCTGCTGCCGGTCTCGCCCAGGTGCGCCACGCCGGTTGATCCCACCCGGATTGTCATACTGGGTCCGTAGACTTACGAGACCAACCCCCAGGGCTTTTGGGCCCGCGAAACAGGGTGTTGCTTCTGAACTCGCCCCCGCCCGAGTGGAACCGGACGGGGGCGGGGCTGCGTCCGGGGGCTACTTGCCGTCCGGCTCCGGGTGCAGCACGGCCTTCTTCGCCGCCTGCTCCAGCTTGAACCGGTTGCCGTCTCCGGCCTCCTCGGTCACCGCCCGCTGGAACGCTTCTGCTGCCTCCAGCCACGGCGCCCAGCCCTCCACGGTGTACGGCTGGGCCGTTGCCTCCCGGTGTGCCTCGACAGCAGCACGGCACAACTGGATCAGGTTCTCACTCGGATTCGCCACGGCCGGATCCTAAACGAGGGGTCTGACAACAGGCCGTCTGCCATGCTGGTGGAGCGGGTAGCTCAGTGCCAGAGCAGCCGATTCATACCCGGTACAGACGTCGGTTCAATTCCGACCCCGCACAGGCCCGCTCGTCTGCCACTGGGAAACCGTGGCACCCGGGGAGGTCCGGTATAGCCGGGCGGGCCGCTGACGGTGTGGCGTCCAGGGGACGTCATCGATCGGACCGCCAGACAGCGACGCCCGCCCCCACGCGAGGGGCGGGCGTTCGTGCTTTTTCGTGCTGTCACGAAAAAGCCAGATCAGAGGGGTTTTCCTGCGATCCCAGGAGGGCCACGCCACACCACTTCCGCAGTACCGCGAACGCGATCACGCCGCCTCAGCCACGTCGCCGCGCACAGCCGCAGCCCACTCCACCAACAGCTCCTCATACCGGCAGCGGCCCTTCTCGGACAGCAGCCCACCCGCCGACAGCAGCGCCCGGATCTCCTCGTTCACAGCGGCCAGCGACCGGGCAGGCGGCGGCACGGCAGGAGGAGTCGGCATGCGCAGAGTCTACGGGCGGACACCGACAACCAGCCCACGAAAAAAGCCCTGCCCCCTACCCTGTGCAGTGACGAGCTGAACAGAGAAGGGGCAAGGCCATGCCAAACGATGCTACCCCCAACCCCCACCCCGACCCCCTGGGATTCGGTCAACGCATGCAGATCCTCCGCACCCGACGCGGCATGAGCCGGCCCACCGCCGCAGGGCTCCTCGGCATGTCCCCCTCCTGGGTAAAACAGCTGGAACGAGGCGAGATCGGCATGCCCAAGCTGCCCGTCGTGCTCCGCATCGCCGAACTCCTCAGGGTCCGCGACCTATCCGACCTCACCGGCGACCAAACAGCACCAGTCGACCTGTTCATCGGCCCCGGCCACCATCGACTCCCCGCCGTCCGAGCCGCGGTCAACACCCTCGCCCTCGGCGCCAGCGACAAGCAGGCCCCGGCGGCGGACCACCTCGCGGCTCGGCTCAGCAAAGCTTGGGCGGCGCGGCACCAGGCGCCCAACCATCGCGAGGTCATCGGCGAACTCCTGCCCGACCTGATCCGGGACGCCCAACTCGCCGTCCGCCAAGCCGACACCGCCACAGACCGGCGCGCGGCCCAGGCCGTCCTCTCCGAGGTGTACTCCCTCTCCCAATTCTTCATCGCCTACCAGCCCGACAGCGCCCTCTTGTGGCGGGTCGCCGAACGCGGCATGGTCGCCGCCCAGGAGTCCGAGGAACCTCACGCCATCGGTGTCGCCGCATGGCTCGCCGCACAAGCCCACCGCGACACCGGGCCGGCGCACTTTGATGCGGCCGACGACATGACCCGCGAAGCCCTCGCCTTCCTGGAACCCCAGCTCGACGGCGCCGAGGACCGCACCGCCGCGATCACCGGGGCCCTCCAGTTCGAGGCCGGATACACGGCGGCGCGGCGCGGCGAGAAGGGCACAGCGTGGGGATGGTGGGACAAAGCCCAGACCACAGCGGCCCGACTGCCGGCCTCCTACTATCATCCAGTGACCAGCTTCTCCCGGGCCATCATGGGCGCCCACGCCGTCACCATCGCCGTCGAACTCCGGGCCGGTGGGGAGTCTGTCCGCCAGGCCGTCGCTGCGGACGCCACCGCGATCCCGTCCCGGCCACGGCTGGCCCGGCACCGCATCGAGGAAGCTCGCGCTTATCAGCTCGACGGGCAGCAGGAGACTGCGCTCGCCACCCTGGAGCGCGCCCACCAGGCCGCCCCGGAGACGATCCGGTACAACGGGTACGCCCGCCGCATCGTCCTGGAGGAGACCGAGTCGCGGGTTCCGGCACGCAGGCAGCGGGCCGCCGTTCTGGCTGAGCAGCTGGGCCTGCTGGCCGCCTGACCGAACTCATAGGCGAGGGGCAGGATTCCTGCCCCTCGTCCGCCGTTCCCGCCCTTACGGTCGCTAGACGAAGCCGATCAAGGAGGGCCGAGCCGTGAGTACCAGAGCTTTACCACCCGTCACCACTCTCACCGAGGCGCAGCAGCGCGGTTGGGCGTGCGTCTGGTGCCGGGCAGCACTCGGCATCGGACTCGGTGCGGACCTGGGGGAGCAGAAGGTGACGCCGGCGGAAGGTGCGGCGTACTCCTGGTTCCCGCGGCAGTGCCCGGACGCCGAGGGTTGCGCGGACAGGGAGGCGTCATGATCTGCGCCCGCTGCGACCAGCCGGTACCGGAGGGGGTCGCGGTCCGGGTCGACCGGTCTAACTCCATGTCGGGTGCCCACCTGGACGACTGGCTGCACCCGGTTGGGGATCCAGAGTGCCGCCCGTATCCGGCCACCCTGTCACCGCTCCAGGCCGCTCTGCGCCGCACCACCCGGTAAGGGCTTCCTTGCCTCTGGGCTGGGGTTATACGCGCGGTGACGCTGACGCATGGTCAGGGCATCAGTTGTCACCGGGTACTAGTTTTTCAGTCAAAAGTGAGCAACGCTCGTACCGCTGACTGACCCCAGAGTCAGTAGCCGGAGCGTGTCACCGGCTGCGTAGCCTGATCAGCCATCGATCCACGGGGAGGACGAGATCAGCAGTCTCCACCGGAGCGCCGCCCTCGTCGAGACGCGTCCGCACCAGACGAAAAGCCGTCATGCCCACCAGCAGGCCCAGCGCGTGGGCCTGCTCCGTGGTGAGCGGCGCCGTTCCTACCTCCACAACGTGACTGGCGTGCGGTCGCCGCTGGCCGCGCCACCAGGACGACACGATCATCGCGGAATGCCCGCCGGGATCCAGGCATTCCACCGTCTCGTGATGCAGCATCACCCCAGGCCTGACTCCCAGCCGGGCGGCAAGCTCCTCGGTCGCCGGCCGCGGCCGGGTGTCGGTCGTCTCGCTGCTGTACGGCCACGGCAGGTCTGCATCGGTGAGAGTGCGCACAGCAGGAGGATGCGCCACGGTGACGTGACGCCCCTTCTCTCCGTCGAGAACACCACTCCGGCGGAGCAGGTCGTAGGTGAGGCGGGTCGTCTGCTCGTGGACTTGGTATTCGGTGGCCATGTCGCGGCGGGACGGGAGCGCCTGGCCGATGGCCCACTCGCCGGCTCGGATGCGTCGGCGGATGTCGGCGGCGATGCGCCTGTACGCCGCTTCTGGCAT